GTAAATGTCTGATGATCGGTCATTGCCCCCGAAGGATTAACGGATATGGAGTCCATCTGATTGTCGAGGTCGAGATATACGGAATCGTCGCCGTTCTGTCCCCACACGGTGGGGCCGTCAACAGTATATACGGTGTCAGTGTTGCCGTTGCCGTCAACATATACTGTTTTGCAGCAACGCCAAAGATAAGGATTAGAGGCGGAATATCCCGAATTAGACAATGTGGACCATGTGTTCCATGTGGTGTCATTGGTTGGTGGAGGTGGTGCGGCTGCCGATGCAGCAGACTTGAAACGGTAGTCCTGCGACTGTATTCCGCGACCATCGACGCCCTGTCCACCTTCGGCTATCACGTTAAGGCTATGACGTTCTATCTCTACACTACCATATTTAAGAACGAATGTCATTGATGTGGTAGTGCCGGAGGTGGAGACGTTGCTGCCGGGGGTATAGGCAGAAGATACGGTGGTGGAGTCGCGATATACCGCTATGCTATATCCCGTGGGGACAGAAGAGAGCTGTTCTGCTGTTCCGTCGGCATTGCGCTTGATAATCTTACAAGACACGTTGGTGGGGGAGAGTGTTCCGTCCTCGGCCTTGACGATGGAGGAGTGGGAAGGTACAAGGTCGTAGTCGATACCATTCTTACCAAGGCTGCCCCCAAACTCGATAGCCGTGGATGATGTACCGTCGGTGAAGGTGGTGACGGTCTTTTTCCACAGATAGGGTGCGGCGGATGTGGGCATGGGGACGGCTTCGCCCTCATTCACCAACTTCCATCGGGAGTCGTTGGCGGATGGGGTAGTGCCGGAGGCCTCTGTGAGGTAGTAACGGGCGATGCTCTTGACGGAGACGGGCTCCTTGGAGGCGGTGACTGAGAAGGGCTGGGATATAGCGGATTTCATCTTTTTTTGTTTGGGGGGGGGTTAAAGCCCGCAGCGGAACTGCGGGGGACGTTGGCTATGCGGGGGAGGTGAACGGGTTAGGAGGCGGTGACGATGCCGGAGACCTTGTAGCCGTTGGAGGCGACGAAGTTGTAGGGCAGTGTGACTTTGCCTTTGTTGTCGGCGGAGGTCATGGAGGGTGCGCCCGTGGTGATCTCGTTTTGGTTGCCATCATACCAACGCACAACGAAACTGGAATAGCTGCGGTCGATGCTGGTACTGCTCTCCATAGTGGCCACCCATGCGGTTATCTCCACCGACTCACCGGGATTGAGTTGCCCGGAGAAATCGCTGTTAGTGCCGTTGAACGACACATATAGATATTCGGGGTCCTGAGTGTCGTCGATAGAGGCGAAGGCAGTAGTCACACGGTTGGTATAGCCGGAGTCGGTGTAGAAATCACAACGGACAACAAGGTTGTCGGTCACGTCGGCCTCGTTCACAGTCAATGTCTTCTGCCCCTTGGCGGCGGTGTATTCGTCGCCAGTGCCGGCATTATACCATCGGGTGAACCACGAGGCTGGCGATGTGCCGTCTTCGGTGTATAGCGAGGCGGTGAGCGTGACGTTCTGTCCCTTATCGGTGATGATCGCTGATTCGGGAGAGAGTAGGCCGAGATAGCCCTGCGCGGTCATCTGTGCTATCTTCACATCCACCTGACAAGCGAAAGGCTGCTGCTTGCCCAGTATCTCCACACTGCCCTCATATCCGATGGAGTCGAGGTCGGTGTTGGTGGAGGATGCGAGGTTACTGATAATCGTGAGTATGGGCAATGTGTAGGCAGTGCCGGAGAGCGACACTGGCGACGTGCTTACTTGGAAGAGGGCATTGCCGGCAGCATCTTTGAAATTGGTGGATTTTCCGTCTGAGCCAAACATAATCTCCACGTCATTGTATAGCCACTTAGAGCCAGCCATTTCTGACGCAGATATATAATTGGCTCCTTTTCTTATGACAGGATAAACCGATGGTCGCGAGGCTGCGTCGCTCTTCCAGTCGGGCACCGACTTGCCAGTGGCCGGATTGTAGTTTTGCGACAACGAGCCATTTGCGCGCAACGAGCCTTGCACCGTCACTCCGTCCTGCAAGGCCGTAATGGTGAAATGATTGGATATGGGGTTTGACATGACTTATTCTTTTTTCGTGTTGATAAATGTTATGACTTGGCTTCTCCGAGCGGGTTCATCACCTTTGAGGCTATCTCCTTGGCATGAGTGCGCCACTGCTGCATGGCATTGTATTCAGCCTTGTGTTCCTCGTCGGATGGGTCGAACATGTAGTTATTCTGTACCGCCTGCATCTCGTCCATCGGATAGGCGGCGGTAATGATGGCGGCAATGATGCGGTCGCGGGTGACAGGCTCATCCACGCGCACACAATATGCAGCATACTGCGTGGTCTCGGTGGCCTCGCCCTCGCCCATTGCCTCGTTCTTCACTTTCACCTCTTCAACATCGAAGGTGATTAGTTTGTTGTTACCTTCGGAAGTAACCATATCTGGCTCAACCGAGAAATAAGACTTCTTTAACTTCATTGTCTGGATTCTTTTTTTAAGGGTTAATATTACACTTTCGATTATCTTATGTCGTAGTCGGCGCGACCGCCGTTGGCATTGGCGTTATACAACTCACCTTCAAACGGAAACTCGTTCTGTTGCATTACAGACTTGAACACATGCAGAAGGCGACGGCCAGACGTGAAAAACTTCACCTTGCGTCCGCGTGGGTCCTGGGCCAATACGACAAGTGTCTCCTTGTTATACTTGGACTCCACGCCTGCCTCTGCATCGAGAAACACCAGTTTCTCACCAAGTAAGTCACTCACTGCTCTCTTCGTTGCGTCGAAATATCGCTTACCTTTAGCGTCACGCGCTACATACTCCGGGATTTTTAATTCGCTAAAACTCTTCATGGTCATTACTTTTTTAAATAAATTAAGTCCATTGCAGTGCATAAGCCATCCTTTGTAGGAGACAGCCACCTCGTATCTGCGTTTCTCATCCTTCAACTGCTTCATCTTACGTGCGAATTTCTTCTTCATCCTCTTGCGTAACAAGGTGCGATTGGAGAAGAATTGATAGCCCACGAAGTCCAGAGAATGATTCTCGTCAATTATCTGCATACCAATATTGTCGTGCAATGGCTGGTGCATCACCTCCTCGGCATATCGCTTGATGGCGTTCACAGCCTTCCATACCTCCTTTTTGTCGGTACTGAGAATGGCTATGTCGTCACAATACAGAAACAGTCTTGCCTTGGAATACTTAGCCACATATCTGACAAGAAGGGATGTATAGTAATTGGCGAGTGTCTGTATAGGATAAAGACCGATACCAAGTCCGATTTCACAAGCGAATATCACCTCATGCAACATCTTTCTGATACCCTTATTGCCGAAGGTCTTGCAAAGACAAGCGTATATAATCTCCTGAATAATGTTCTGATAGAACTTCACAAAATCCAGTTTGACGAAATATATAATCTCACCTTCGTGTTCGCTGATAAATCTGTTCACACGATTTGCTGCAAACTGCATACCCTTGCCCTTGATACTTGCATACGAGTCATACACGATGAATTTCATGAGTGTGGGCATTAGCACTTGCATCAACGAGTGTTGCGCGATATGGTCGGGGAAATACGGTAGTTTAAAGAGCGTCCTCACCTTGCCGCACGGACACAGCCTCTGACAGGTATGTCCGGGAGAAGTGACAAACTTCCCCTCCAACATATCCTTGACGAGCTTGTCCAAGTTTTCGTTCTTGCTGCGATCGAATATCTTCACGCCCTTATGGTTGGCCTTCCCCTTTCTCGCCTTTTTATCGGCGAGAGCAACATTGACGGGGTCGGCCACCATTTCGATGCGTATCTTGCGATTCTTACCGCGAAGACGAGCCTTGCGTTTGTATGCGAGTTCTCTCTCTTCCATACTCAATATCCTTTCAGACAATTAAACACATTGACATTACTTCTAATACATACTCATCTAATGAGATAAAATATTCGCCTTCTAATCTCTACGGCTCACTGAGGTTCGGTATATGCGTACAACTGCATTGCTTACTTGTCTATGGGGACTTTATACCCTGTGCCTTTTCTTGTTCACTCTGTCGGTCGCGCGGCGACCTCCATCGAGTTGGCTCGGGTGTGTATGTTATCTTGCTGCAAACCAAGACATCGCATAGGTTACGATAAGAACAATTACAGAGAGACCGATGGCTACCCTTCCATCTTAGCTTTCTTCGTTGGAAGACTCGAGGTTTTTACCACCAGTCTTTTCTTCCCTGTATTGCAGTGTTCTTAAAGTCCGAAGTTTACGAATTAGAATCTGAGGCGAGCCCCGATGTTCGTCCTCGAGTTCGAGAAACCGTTGTTCGAGTTCGCGTACGACAAGCCGCATTGCGACCTGTTGTTCGCGTTCCCACCAACGTTCAGGAGCTCCACACCTTCTGCCATTCGGGTATGTCTTGTTTTATGTGTCACAAGACATATCCTTCGGATATACTTGTTACCGCGTGCTTAGAAGCTACACGCGGGCTTTTAATCCGCATTTTTGTTTTTTTTAGATGTAGTATATAATAATGTCAAACAACGCTTTGGCCATCTCTTATTTCGAGATGCCTAATCCTGTAATGGAGTGGTTAATAATTAATGTTAAATTTTATTTATATGAATATTTTTTGTTTCTCTACATCCCTTTGCGGGAGCAGTGCGCCGCTTAACGCGGCGCACATAAATAGCTCATCCGCTTAGGGAAATGGGGGAGATTGCTGTCATTGGCCTGGCGCTACGCGCCTGCCAATGCCACAATCTCCGCGCCGCTCACGAGCTCCGGTTCGCCGAAGAAGGCGAGGCGAGCCCCGATGGCCGTCCACGAGAACGAGAAACCGTGGAGCGAGAACGCGAACGACAAGCCGCATAGCGACCCGTTGTACGCGGCCCCACCAACGAACAGGAGCTCACCTCCAGTAGCGGCCCAATAGCCGTCACAGTAATATGTCGTGCTGCCTGCACCTGTGGCTTGCGCTATCATGTCCCACCACTCGCCGAGTTGCATCTTCTTAACGTATTCGCCGTTAGCACTGGCGAGGCACGTGAAGGTGCGGCCACTGGCGGTATTGCTCACTACATTACCGTCATACACGGTGGCGGTGCGGATGCCTGTATTAGCATCATAGGAGAAGCGGATGCCAGGACGGAACTCCCATAGTTTGCCCCAAAGGTCTTCAAAACCGAAGAGCTTCACGGGATATTGGTCGCCAATGGTGGCATCGGTGTAATACACCTTACCACTACCGTCGCCCAATGAGCGCAGAAGTCCCATGGGAACATCCCTTGCGGCCTCCCACGATGAAGTCTGGAATCCAGCTCCGATGGTAGCCTGTGAGTCGAGGTTGTCGTAGCGTGCCTGATAGAGGGCATTAATGAGACAGTGGAAGCCGTAGTTGGCCAGTCCAAACTCACTGCCGAGCTTCTGCGCACAACTCCAAAATGCAGACATAGTCTTGCTGTGCGACGGAGCCACGTCAGGGCGTGAATGGCCGATACCCGAAGCGTCCACATACATCTTATAAGCACCTACCCAATGAGGCGAGCGGAAAGCCTTTCCTCCGTCGATTGGAGTGAGACCGCCGAAGTTCATCACAGTGCCGTCAGCCTTGAAATGGCAGTCGGGCACGTGGATCATCGTCTCAAAGCGTGATGCGTCGCCGATAGAAGTGCCGTCGGCAAACGAGTCCCACGAACCGGGATTCAGTTTGGCGGCATACACACTGCCGTTCTTGACGAGAAACGCATAACCACCCATGCGCGACTGATACAACTCAGCTGCTCCGCGGTTGCGCACGTCGAAGGCGGGGTTAGAACTCTGCTCCAACTGATAGGTTGAAGCCATTGCGCCAATGAGACTCGATGGGAGTGCAGCATTGGCCACTTCACTCGGCTGCGCCTCGTAGAGGTTGCCGAGCGATGTGAGGGTAAGCACCTTGCTTATTCCCTCACCTGTTGCGAGAGTTGCCTTACTTTTAATCATGTTCAATCAATATAATCTTGAATTTTTGTACTGCAAAATTAGTAAATAAATAAAATATAGGTGTGACAATTTTGTCAGCCCCTCACGCAGAAAATGTTTCCGCTACTGTTGGCCAGTACCTCGCCTCTACTGTTGGCGATGGCATCATAGGTGCCGCGAATCATCACTCCGGGGTCAACGATATATTTCACGCCCGACATACTATACAGGTCGATGGCCTTTACCGTAGCCTCGTAGCCATATTCGCCCACTGACTTGGCGGCATCCGCCGAGCCCTGCTTGCGTATGTTCCAGTTGCAGTAGAGCCACGCGCGCTTGTCAGCCTCGCTCATGTCGCTACGCTTGGCCACATGCACAATAATACCAAAGGTCATGCTCTGCGTGTCCTTGAACACGCGATTGCCGCCATAGCAGAACACCGCCGGCACAATCTTCGGCCATCTCCATGCCAGCGATGCCGTGGCGGCGTTGGGCATGTTGGGGGCGGAGAGGGAAGTGTTGCTGCTTATCCTCGCGCGTACCATTATATTATCTATATAGTCGGCATCAATGCGCAGTGTACGCGTGTTCACTCCATCTACATACCAATAGCAGTTGGAGTCTATCGCCTTCCATGTCTTACCATTGTCAAGCGAATAGTCCCAAAACCATTTCACGCTTGCGCTCTTGTCCTCATTGCCCCGTTTGGCTTCCGCCTCGAGGGAGTATATGGTGGAGCGCGCATTGAGCGGATAATGCTTCATGGTGCGGTCGCAAAGGATGTTCACTGCCCACTGCTCGTCGGCCTGCAGCACTGCCGACAAGGATGTGGTGGCAGAGATGACCTGCGGAATACCAGTGCGCGTGTCGGTGAATCGCAGTTCGCAATACACCATTGCACCCTGCTTGTGGGTGTAGTTCTTGCGCACATAGAGAATGTCGTCGGCTACGTAGTAGTCCTTGGTGTCCTCGATGTCCGTCACCTGATTGCCATCCACAAACCAATACACCTGCGGACGGAACACATTGAAGTCTATCACATCGTCGGGGTCATTGATGTTGTATTGCGCCTTCAGTCGCAATGCACCGTCGGTCTGTATGCCCTCCGCGTTAATCGCGGGGGCCTTGCTGTGGTCGGGCATCCACGTGCCTTGCGTCTGCCGATAAAATTGCTGCATCGACATGCCGCCCAATGCCACTATATGCAGTGACGTGTTGAGCGGGCGGAACGTGGTACTGACCGCAAGCGGTTGGGAGTTTTGTAACTTTTTCATTATTCACTTGTGGTCTTCTCCCTCGTCAATGCCAATACGTCGTATTCCAATGCCGACGTGAGGATGTAGTCAACGAGTACTTCGGGTTTGATACTTACCGCCTGCCCGTTGGCATCAATGGCCATTAGACGTTTCACTGCGGCGGCATTGCTTGTCTCAGGCGATTCCTTGGAGGTGGCAGCCTCTATTGCCGCGCCCACGTCGAAGTAGAGTGCCCACCACTCCGTCTCGGTCACTGCATGACCACAGTTGTTGGGTTTGCGCGACTGGTAAATGGCAGTGCCTTTCTGCACTTGGTCGAGAACGTCGTAGTTGAACGTTTCATCATACTCTCCGCGCGAGAAGGGTATGATACGACCGACAATGGATGTTGATTGCTGATCGTTCATGTCTTATTCTTTTTATGTTGGTTTAAATGATTAATTGCTTGCTGGTGTGAAGGTGAGATAACCGCTCTCGTAGTCAATACCGAATTTGCCGCTCGATACACCCGTCTGCACGAGGTTGCCCGTGTTGGTATCTACATGCAGCACCATCGGTTCGTTGCCTTCCTCCAAGTCCTTCACTCTGTCACTGATAGCCGACACCGCGGCTGCCGTGGTCATACTGACAATATCGCTCTTAAAGATGCGCACATATCGCGACTCGCATTTCAGGCGGATGCGGAACTGCTGACCCTCGGCATACTTGTCGATGGCAATGATACGCGGTTTGCCGTTCTCCACAAACACCGACTTCAGGTTTACAAACTTACTCTCCTCCGACAAGCGTGTCTGTACGGCCACGTCGGCGAAGTCCTTGCCTATCACCTCAATCTGCAACTGCACGCCTCCGGCGAACGGTTGCGACACCCAATTAGGGTGTTCATAGTGAAAATCATCTATCATAGTTCTTATGCTTTATTTTCTTGCAAAGATATAAAATCGCGTAGATACCAGTGTGACAAACTATCTTTTGCCCATGGGCAGACAGATGCCGTCGAGGGGGTTGAGATGATGCTTACAACCGAGGAAGAGAACGTCGAAGGCATCCGTTCCATCGGTGCGGTATTCCAGTCTTACCGCGTTCTCCGCGTCCTCCGACAATTTCTCGCCCGACTTCTGCTTGCGGAATCCCTTGTAGCCGATACTCACCTCCGCAGTCTGCATCGCCACAATCAATGCCTCGTTGTTCTCGCGGTTGATACGTATGGCAGGATAGGTGAGACCAGCCAATGCCTCGTTGATTTCGTTATACTTCAACTCATGAGCCATCGGCACACCCATATCCACTGCGTTCACGCTCCATCCGTTGCGCGACAACACACCTATCACAACATCCTTGAAATCCTCGGTAGTTACCGCGTAGGCTCCAAACTTGGCGGTGGAGTCATAGAAGAAAGTCACGTCCGTATTCTTTTTCCTCTTCGGTTCGTAGTATTTGCACCAGTCCTCGCATAGGTCTTTCAGCATCTTCTCGTTCTTCACGTACAACGACGAAAGTACATTCAGGGCTTCCACTCCGTCGCGTCGGTAAAGCTGACCCGTCACTATCCAGTTGATGTTGGCATTGTAGTCCATGGCGATATACAAGGGTAGTCCATCCACCACATCCCCGTCGAGGGTGCAATTCTTGATGGTCTGCAACTCTCCGAAGTCGGGAGTCTCGTATTGCGTATCTACCTTCAGTCCACCCTTTACTGTCGATGCGGTCTTTATCTTCATTGCACCCTCTATCGCCGGACAATCGTCGGGTATATATCCGTGGATATTCTCCACGTCGAGATTACAATAAAAACCATCCCTTGACTTGGTGATTTTCATGTTTAATATGGATATGGCAAAGACAATAGGAGGCAGCAGCAGTTTCATCTTGGCGATATAACTCTCTCCGAGAATGTCGATATTATCCAATGTACTGGCGCGATAGAAACAGAAGGCCGACGATTGCAGTGCGGCGATATGTTTCTTGTACGACGCTGAGTTTTGTATCATCTGCAGGTCGAAATCCTGTTCGGGTGTGATAAGATATTTATGGCAGTAGAGCAGTTCGGCTTCGTCCTGCTTGATGATTTTGTAGTTAAGGCATTGGTCAATCATGGCCTTGTTGATACGTCTGCCGTAGTTGGGCAGTATCTTAAACGGCCCCTCATGGTTCATCATGGCTTCCGCCTTAATCCTTATCTCATCAATCTTCTCCTGTGGCACCACGATGATGGCACATCCCTCGCGTTTGGCATTTCTGAGCAGTTCGTTGTAGTATATCACTCGGTCGGCGTACTGCGTCAATTCCTCCTGGATCTCGCGATACGTCTTGTCCTTAAAGGGACCAATCTCCGGTTTCAAGTCCATGCGCTCTTCCTCTTGTTCAAGCCAGTTGCCCTTGCTCGTCAGAGAGGCATCCGATGCAAACAAGGTAGATTTATACAAGGGGTTGGCATCCGAAAAAGCAGGATCGCCAAAGGGATGCACCATACCCGATATGGCTGGCATTACCTCACCGTCAATCTTCGCCTTCGACATAAATTTACACTCGTCGGCTATCAGTGCGTTGGCAGTGATAGAGTTGGCCGAACCGCTCACGGCCATGGATATGAGCTGCCATATAGCACCATTGCAAAACCACACCACGTTTTCCCATGACTTCGGTTTTTGGAATGGGGCCGGCACCCAACGCGGCGGTTTTCCCCAACCGAAGTGCGTACCCTCTTTCAGGTTGAAAAAACGCTCAATGGCGGCTATCGTACCCGGCACGGTGCGCGTGTATAGCTGCTTGCGCGAGTTGCCGAGCCAGAGGTTTGTACCCCTTGCCATCGACATCGACACCGAGTATATGCGGGGGCCTATCGTTCCGTCGGTCTTGCCCAATCGTCTTGCTCCGAGCAGTCGCACGTCCTTAGCCCTTGAGTAGTGTATGCGCTGCTGCACGCGGTTCATATATACGTCTCTTCTTTCTATCATCACTTATCCTCCATATCGTCATTCAGTTCATATATGTCTTTCTCCTTCTCCTTGTCACCTTCCTCAGCAGGCATCTGCCATGTGCCGTTGGAGTCCTGTATCATGTTTATCACCTGCTTCTCCGACAAACCATATTTCCTTGCTATGCGCTTGCGTTCCTCGTCGGTGTAGTTCACGCGGTCGCGCTTGATTACCGACACATCGCCCGTGATGTTTATCTCCATGCTTGGCATCTTGTCCGACTGGTTTTCGTCGTCCTTGAAGTCGTTATTCACTCTCATCTTCAGGTTGGCACCGGCTGCCACCGCCGTAGCGTTGCCCATCTTCTGCCCCTCGGCAATGAGCCAGTCGGAGGCATCCACCACCTTGGCCTTCTCGATGTTGGTAACGTCCACGTCAAAACGACCGATAAACCAGTTGAGTGCAGCCACGTCGTTGCTTATCTCCGTGGGTGTGCGCTGCATTCCCTCACGTATGTTCATGGCCTTCACCATTGCCATGGCCACCTCGTCGCCGCTCCTTGCCTTGCGCAGCAGCACGGGGTAGTTGCGCGCCGATATGTTGCGCATCACTTTCGTGGGCACAATCTGCTTGTTGGTGAGCCATTCGTGATAGGCTTCATACACCACCATGGCACGGTATTTCTGTTCGGCTGTCATCGACATTCTGTTGATGTCAAGACCGCCGAGCATCCATCGTTCTATCTTGTCGTAAAAGTTTTGCGATACCTGTGACATATTATTCTTTGAGGGGATTTTTTTTGTTGTTGTTTGAAAAAAGCCCACAGTAACCGTCACGGCCACCGTGGGCGAAATCTAATTTTAATCCTAAAAACAGATATATTAAAATGCCTATTTACAACTGTCTTTTTCTTAGGCAATGCCCTTGGCGATATGCTTGCGCTTGCGGGCATTATACTTGTTGCGACCACTGCGAAGGAGATATTCGCCGTAGTCCTTGGGCGACATGCCGTAGGTGCCATAGCCGTAATCTCCGCCCTCGCCTCCGGCGCGATAATTCTGCATCACCTGATGGCGCGCCGCGTTGTTCACGTTCTGAGCCATCTGTCGCTGGGCATTGTTGTTATATGTGTTGGGGGCTTGTGTTATGCCCTCGTTCACGTGGTTGCTTGGAGTTACTGATGATGGACTGCCCATGAACATTCCTCCAATGGCTGCCGCTGCTGCGGCGAGGAAAGGAGTTATTCTCTTTTTCATGATTTTTTGTTTTTTTTATGTGATTAATATTATTCTACGTTCTCTCCGGATTTTCCGGCATTTCCGGTAATTCCATAATTTCCTGATTCCGAATTATCGGAATTATCGGAATCTCCGTTGCTGTCGGGATTATCCGTTTTTCCCGCCGCATCCTCTTCTGCCTTCTCCACCAGTGGGAGATAAGGTTTGGCTTCCTCTTCGCCTATGAGGGCGATGAGTTCGGTGTATCTCTCGCGCATACCTTTTGCGCGCTTGGCGGTATTGGCCTTGTCCTTGCGGGTGAGATATTTGATAATCTCGTTCTTGCGCTTGGTCTTCTTCTCCTCTGCCTCGCGCTTCTTGGCCTGTTCGGGGTCGTTGGCCTTGATGTCTTCAATCACCTGCTGCTTGAAGACTTCCTTGTTCTCCACCTTGTCCCAATATGGGCGCAAGGCAGTGCGCAGTGCGTCGGGGTCAGTGCCCTTGTTCTTCATTTCTTCTATATAGGTAGAGTCCTCCTTCAGGCGCACATACACCCTTGCTATCTCGTTATCCACTTGCTCATAGATACGCTCATAGGCCTCGGTCTTTTCCGCTGCCTCCTTGGCATATACTGCTATTCGGTCTTCGGATGCCTTCTCCATAGCGAGGGTCTTGGCTGTGGTAGCTGCTTCGGCGGCGGCGTTGCGCAGTTCGCGGATGGTGTCAACGGCCTCCTTGAGATTGTCGCTCATGAGCCACTTCAACTGATCGAGGTGGAAACCTACACCGCCTGTCATGTTGCCGCTCACTGTTCCCTCCACAATGGTATTGTCGTCGGGAATATCCCCCATCTTACCAAACAAGGTGTTCTCGTTTTTCTCTCTCTCCTGTCGAGCCCTCTCTGCGGCGAGTGCCCTTGCCTGAGCTTCGTCCTTGGTGGGTCGGCCGACGTGTGGGGTGAGCAATGACTTGTCTGTCAGATCCACCGTCTCGCCGAATGTGCCCTGCACCTCTTTCGTCACCTTGTCGCAATAGCGAATGAATGTGGTGCGAACGCGGAAATGACTGTTGAAACTGCGTGTCTCCGACACAAAACTACGTGTGAATGGAAATGCGGTCAAGAGGTCAAGACCCTTGTTCATCATCTCCACCAACTCCTTACTCGACTGCTTGGCATTGCGTATCGTGGGCAGTTGCGCCGACACAAATTCGCGGTATGCCTGAGTCCATGCCGCGCGTTGCGCCGCGGTCATGTTGCGATAATTGTTGTAATTCATACTTTTTCTTTTTTGGATTATTTTATTTAACCGATGCAAAGGTAATCATATTCCCCGACAAGGGGTGGACAAAAAAATAAGTCCCCCATGCCAAAAGGCACGGAGGACTTACGGATTATGTACTCAAGATAGGGGTGAGTACGGGTCAGGGGGTAGGATGGTCTATGATGAAGAAACGCCAGAGGCGAGAAGTTTATCCCATCCCGTTTCGGGATCAGTGACATAGAGATTCTGATACTTCACTCCGTTGAGCTTCAGTTCGAGCGTAGTCTGTCGGTCGTCACCGGCTGCTGCACCAGTGTCGCTGCTGATACCGCCGCTCTCCACCTTCACACGCTTCAACGGGTCGTACATGATTTGTGTATTACCCGTTGCTCCGTCGGGGCAGATGAGGAAGATGTCGAGGTTGTTGATAGCGCGGGTGAGCTTTGCCACTGTGGGGTTGACAGCGTCGATTACTCCCTTCCAAGTGAGGTTGAATCCCTTGTTGTTACCCTGGCTCTCACCAGTGATTTGCTGCACCTCGTCCTTCAGTTCAATCTTATACAGACCCTTGCCACTATTGAACGCGGGTGTCGCATAGGTATTGTCAGTGGCTGCAGGTGCTGCACTCAGTTCGGACTTGATACCGATGTACACCACATTCGACATACCGCCAATGTTCTCCTGGCAGTTGTCGGCATTGGTGAAATCAGACAATGTAGGACATGTTGTTGTTGCCATATTGCTTAATGTTTTTATTTGTTATTCTTGTGTTGGATAATTCTGAAAAACACCGCCGACCGGCTCTATTGTGTTGGTGAATGTCACCAGTCGGCGGTTATCGCATGAGAAGGAGGATTGCTTAGCCCTGTGTCTCGAATACAGGAGTGAGGACGGTAGGCATACCCGTAGTGGTGATGGTGATCTGAGCGTCGGTCTTGCCGTTGCTCCACTGAACAAACTTATAACCGTTCTTGGCAGTAGCCTTGATGGTCACAATGCTGTTCGGGTTGAACTCCTTCACCTCGGTGTAGGCCTCGCCGTTCACCTCTACGCTACCCTTGGCATTGTCAAACTCGATGATAAGACGGCTGTTAGAGTAGTCGCCGCTGATGACATTCTCCTTGATGTCGCCGTTGCTTACGCAGAAGGCATTGGCGAGAGGATTCATAAGGCGTGCGCCCTGAATACTCTGAATCTGGAAGATGACATCCTGTGCGTCAGAGTCAGAACCGAACTGGGTCTTAACAAACGACTGGTTGCTCAACGAGTCAACACCATACTGGAGGTTGTTCTCAATGGTGGCAGCAAGGCGGTCGCCGATACCCCAAGCGTCTGTTCCTGCAAACTCCACGTTAGGCATCTCTGGTACAGAGAAGTTGCCGTTGGCGAGGTAGTTCACCTTCACATTGCCATGGAACTTGTTGGCGTAACCGGCGGCGATGTAAGAGGCGCGGAACACGTCGCAGAGGATGATGATACGGCTGCCCTTGTGCTTGCGCAGAGCAGGGTTCCACTTCAGATACCAGTCAAAGGCATTGTCAAACGGAGTAGAGTCCTGTGCGTCCGTTGGGGCCTGGATAGACTCACAAGGAATGAGGTTGCCGTTCTGCTCGCTGATAAGTCCGTCCTTGATGTCCTTGGCGATAAGAGTGTGGAAACCGTCGTAGAGAGAGAGTTTCTGCTTCTCGGCATCGGTGTCATTCTCCAATTCGATGTCACCGAAGAAAAGGCAGTTCTCAAGGTCTTCGGCATAAGAACGCATGATGGCCTCTGCCGCGAGGGTAGAGTGGGGATATGTACCACCAGCCTTACCGTCGGTACCCCAAGGGGTCTCCTGGTAGTTGTCGATATTGTCCTTGTAGCGGTTCCAAGTGAGCTTCGCAACAAGGGTGCGCTCCTTGAGAAAACCGATCTTGTTCTCCACGGGTTTGCCAACCTCCTTGCGGCGGGTTGTTCCACCCTTACGGATGAGCATGGTGTCGGTACGCTTGAACTGGAGACCGCTGATTACCTGAATACCGAGGCGGGCAATCAAGTCGGGGTCAGTGTATGCAGGACCCATGATGATTTGGGTTCCCACCTGCTCTGCAACCTTAGTCACAGCTTCCTGACCAATGAATACGGGTGCTTTTTCGTTTGCCATAATTGTGTTGGATTTTAAATGTTAATACTAATCTTTATTGTTTTTGTGTGTGGATAGGGGCTGCTTACTTGCACTTCTCCATAAACTCCTTACGGATGCGTGCGTTCTCCTGCGGACTCTTCTCGGGGTCGTAGGCGGGGCAAAGCACCTCCTGCTGGTCAACAACCTCCTCTGCATCACCGGCGGGAGTCTCCTCCTCCTGTGCGGATGGGCGGTTAAGACTGGCATCAAGGCGAGCCTGCATGTCCTTCAACTCCTGCTCCTTGGCGGCGAGTGCGGCCTTGGTCTCAGTGAGCTGCTTGTCGAGTGCGCCCTTCTCCTCTTCGAGTTTCGCGTTGAGCGCGTTGAGTGCCTCCATGTCCTTCTTGTTTGCCTCAAAGGTAGCAGTGGTCTCCTCGTCGTGCTTGGCCTTCAACTCGTCGAGTGCCTTGGCGTGGGCAGCGTTCATGTTCTCAATCTTCGCAGCGGTCTCCTGGAGATGCTGCTGGAGTGCTTCGCAGAGGTCGGTGTTGAGGTGTGTACCCTCTTCCGTCACTACAAGCTCCTCCACACCGCACGCGGCGGCGATGGTCTCGTACTTTTTCATATTCTCTTGGTTTTGGTTCTCTTCGTTGGTGGCGGCATCGGCATTGCTGTCAGCATTGCTATCGTCGTTGCCTTCATTGCTACCTTCATTGTCTGCGCCGTCGCATTTCTTCCTTGGCTTGCAGCCGGCATCCGTCTCTTCCGGATTTTCCGGGCTTTCCGTATTTTCCGTCTGATTAGTTGCTGCCGTCGGCCTTGTCACCTTGGCCTCTCCGTTGGCGAGGGCAAAGGAGCGTGCTATCACGTCGCCAAAGGTGGATTGTCCGTCACAGAGGATTCCATACACCTCTTCGGCATTGAATACCTTGCCATGCAGATGGTCGTCGGTGGCAGCAGGGAAGGCAGTCTTCACCGCATTGCGGAACTCCACTCCCAACTTGGCCAACTCCTCTACAAGCATGTCGTCATTGCCATCATTTGCGATGTCGCGCACCTCTTTGTTCTTGTCGAAACTTTCAGGGTCGTAAATCTCGTGATAGGTGTCGTTGGAGTATTTGCAATAGCTGCCGTCCTTTTGGGTGTAGAAGGCTGCCATCACACCGATGCAACCGAGTTGGTCTTTCGGGTGCATCACATACACCTCGTCACACAACGACGCGAGATACATTCCCGCCGAGGCACAAGTGCCGTCGATAAAGGCGAGTACGTTCTGACCCTTGTCATGGGCATAGTTGATGGCTTGCTCGAAGTCATTCTTTGCCCAAGCCGAACCGCCCGGAGTGTTGATCCAGAAGACGTGTCCGCGGCAGAACTCGTTGTCAGCAGCCTTCATGATCTGGTCGCGAAGGTCGATGCTGCCGTATGTGCAGTCCCCACCGTTGCGCGATATGGGACCATCCACATACATCACGTTCACGAATGGCTCTTTCATGTCCCTCAAGTAGTAGTTGTTGAAAGACGAACCTCCCTCCGTGGTGAGCTGTTCCTTGGGGTCGGGGAGAGCCATTCCTTCTGTTGCCGCGAATGGCATCTTCTTCTCAAACTTCTCCAATACGGTGTGCGCATTGAGGTTGAGTTCGATGACACCGCGGATGTTGTGGGCGAAGTCTGGCGACACCATCCACATCTTTGTAGTCATCAGTTCAAGAAGTCCATTCATGTTTTTGTGTGATTTTAATTGTGATACATTAATTAATTTCGCTGCAAAGGTAATAAGGGGCGCGAAAGTGATATGTATGACAATTTTAGCCGTTTTTTGGTTTTAGGGGTTGTAAGGCATAAAAAAAGTCGCCCGCGTTTCACAACGGAGGCGACATCAAAACAAAACAATCTTTCTCTACTTATCGTAAGAAAAAGAATAATCAATCTGATAATTAAAACATGTTGTACACAAATTAGTCTTCCACATCTATCAACGGAGAGCATGACTGACAGCTTATCTCCAACGATGCTTTTCTGTCTGTGCCATCCGATGATGAGTACTTGATGGAGGATGTTCCTGACAACGGATTCACTACCTGTCTTGTACCGTCGTATCGGGTCAGCATAAACGCAACATCCTGTCCGTCAAGTTCGCTTGCCTTCTCGTCCATGTCCCCTATATTATATAAAGAGGTGACATTGAGCTTGTAAGCGTAGGATTTGCCATAGACCTTCACCTCGGTCTCTATGTCCAAGGTGGGTGTCTCCGACATATACAGGTTTTCGTCCGTCTTGGTGGTCATCACAAAGACGGGTGGTGGCATGGTGATATTGGTTGCTATAAACCTCACGCATTTCGGTTGCGTCCAAGCTATTTCCTTGTCACGCATCACTGCTATCTCCACCACATCATCGAGTAGCAGTTCCTTACATACTTTCGTCTGACTTGCCATAATGTTTATCTTTTCTTGCGTTAAAAATGGGTGTTTTCCATACTCAAAAACAAGTGTGGACAGCGACGGACAAAACTTTATCGCAAAAACACTACATTTTTACATTTTTTTAATATTCATTTTTTACCTTTTTTACATTTCGATTTCATTAATTGTAGTCGGGAATACCGCCGCGCAATTCGTAATCGTCAATGCGGGTGATGTCTTCGTCGCCTATCAACACGTCCTGTTCGATGTATTTCTCACCTTCCTGTCTCCAGCGATGCAGTTGGCGGCGTATGCTGTCGCGCTCTTTCTGGTCGTGGCTCACGGGTATGTCGTACTTGGCGAAAAACCTCTCCAGTATCTCTACATCGGTGCGGCGGAATCCCTTGGCCTGTGCAAATCGTTGACTCTTCTTGTCAAACTCCAACAATGTCCTTACGAACATCTTTCGCAGCACCTTGCGCAGGTCATTTGCCGGTTTGGTGTCAAGCGTGAAGGTCTTACCCGTCCTCACCACCTCTTCACCGTCGTATATCTCGCGCGGCATCTGTATGCAGAGAAAATCGTAGGAGTCACGCTTGTATCTGTTGTTCACACATTCCAGGGCGCATAGTTCCGAAAACGTCAACCACTCATCGGGCGAGCGTTTGATGATGGTCTTGCCGCCATTCGGAGCCCTGCCGCAAAGCATGTTCTGCCATGCGGTCTGAGAATAGCAACGCGCCGCACCTTGTTCCGATTCGGGTATCACTCGCAGTCCCGCCTCCAAGATGGAGTACTCCTCACTATAGGGGGAGAACACCACCGGCTCATCGGGTTTGAGTGTGTCGCCCACATCCTGTGAGCGCATGAAGGCGGCCACTGGGCGCGTTATACAGAGATAAATATTCGACATTGTATCAATTCTAATTCCTAATTCCTAATCCCTAATTTCTAATTTATTTATCATAATCCCCCTTATGGTTGCTTTTTCCTTGTCTCAAATTCCACCGCCATCAGTCGATTGAACATCACACCTACGGCATTGTTGAGATTGGTGTCAAACTGCAACTTGTGGGGACACGCCAAAGCATCCATTGCTTCGTATAGTATATCCATCGTGGGATCTACAAAGCGGCGGTTGCCTCCAAAGCGTTTTATCATCTCGTCGTCGCTCCAGTCGTTGACTTTCCAGAAGGCTTTAATCATTACCATACTGCTTATGGCATTGGCTCGCATCTCTAAATAACCGAGGTGTGAATAGTCCTTTTGCAGTAGCGACATGGCAGAATAATAGAGGATGGTGAAGTCGGCGGCGCATTGCTTTTCAAACTTCTGCGCCTCCTTATGCAGTACGGAATAGCCGCCACCATTGAGGTCTCTCGCTATGTCGCGGTCGAATTTCTCAAACTGCTCCCTTAGCACTCGGGCGGTCTTCTTGGTGTCGGATATGCGCAACTCAGCACATAGGTTGCGAGCCTTCATGGCATATTCCCACGCAATGCACTTCATCATCAGTGGACCCAACGACATCTTGAGGTTCTTCTGATAGTCGAAGGCCTGCAGACGATACATGATGTCACTGTGTATCTGCGCCGCGAACTCCTCTTCGGTGCGAGCCTTCGGCTGCTCCTCTATCGGTTTGGCATTACGCAACAGACATCCCTCATGCGTGCAACGCCTTACCATCTTGCCGTCCTCCTTGACGACGACTGACAGATAGTAATCACCCTTACGGACTATACCGCCACAGATATGGCAGGTATAGTCCTTTCGGGCTTTAACTTTCTTGGTCTTGATGATCTGTAACATGGTTCTCCTCCTCTTCGTCTGCGACTGCCGGATTATGTGCGATATTCATGGCCACGCATCTTGCACCAAGCACAAGTGTGTAATGGAACATAAATGCGAGTTGGGCATACAGAAGTCGGCGTTGCACCGCGTCCATCTCATCAAACTTACCGCTCTCGCGGTCGGCGAGCAACGACTGCGTGCGCTCCAGTATTTCCTCATGCTCAGAGCGCATCACCTTCTGTTCGTCGGTCAGATTTTCGTAGTCCTCAAAGGTAAGCTGCGCCTCGCAGTCGATACATGCTTTGATGGCATCCGTACTTCCGTAGTCAAACATGAAGTCGTACACCTTCACCATGTTCATCTCCGGCTTCTCGTCCTCCTTCTTCTCCACGTGCATTTCCACGTTCACGTTCTGCGGACGCACAATGGCATCCATATATCCCGCAAACATCAACGAGGCTATCAGTCCTGCCGTTGTGATGCAAGCCAAAAACCAGTTGTCGAGCGTAGTCCATATCAGATACGCAATTAGACAAAACAACACTGCCATGGCGAGAGCCTTTATCAAGGCCGCGCCCATCTTTGAAATCTTCATTTTCTTGTTCATACCTTATATATATTTATTAGTCGATGTTATCGGGTTTGAGTTGGAGCAATGGATGCTCTGCCGAGATACTGTTAAGATGATCCTGCAACTGGTCGTGTATCATCTGTGCCACCTCCAAGGCATTGGGATGCGGTTTGCCTGTCGTTCCCCACAGACGTAGGCACAAGATATGCTGCCACTCCTCGAAGTTATATGTATATACCACCCTTGTAGCTGTGTCGAGCGGAAGGAATCCGCGTGCATCCTGGGCGGGGAATCCCATGCGCTTAAACCAATAATATGCCAGCTCACCACATTTCCACATCATCCTTGCGATGAAACGGCGCACCTTGCTCTCCTTCTCATACCAGTGGGGACGGCAAATAGTGATACCGCCTCGCTTACCGAAATCCACGTATCTTGTACTCTGTTCGGCGATGTTATTGGGTGAGGTACGGTTGAGTTCGCGCGAGGTCGAAATCTGTGTGGTCACGCATACGGTGTAACGAATTATCCTAAGTGCATAATGATAGTTTAATTCAAGTGCCTTATTTATATAATCAGCCAAATAAACTTCAAATGGTGCTATTTTTTGGCTGATTTTGGGATTATCAAGCAAAAAATGTCCGTTTACGGCGATGAAGAAGGCAATATTTTTTGATGTCTTGTCTCTCCATGTCTTGATGTTGGCGTATGGGGACGCTGCCAACCTCATTGCTGCCTTGTTACTAAACTGTTCTATCTTGTCTGAGGGTACAAAATAATAGTGGGTGGCATGACGGAACATAGACGTGTGTCCCTTCTCCTGAAGAAACTTGCACATCTCCTCCGACGTGCGCTTGCCACCCTCCGAGGCATAGCACACGCGCGCTGCCTTTGCCACCATGTCGCGCCACGGCAACGACATGGGGAATAATTCTACTTGCGGTTTAATAATCTTCATATTTCTGTATGTTTGAGTTAAAAAATTCAGTTGTATAGCGTCACTCCGTGGTCTTTACACCTTGCGAAGAAGTAGGCGATACTAATCTTCTGCGGATTACTGTTGTAGTCAAACTTCTTCTCGCATATCGCCGCGTTGTATTTCTGTGTGTTGATACGCGACACCCGATGAAAGAACGATTTTCCGTATGGAGGCGGTAGGTTGGCCAGCGACATGGCCACTCTTATCCATGTGTCATAGTCCGAAACGATGTCGATGTTGTATTGCTCCAACTTCTCCACCAACCGCTCCACCTTCCTGATGGTGTCGTCCTCACTGCGCTCCACCTGTCCATACACCGCCGCACGTGGGGCCAACATCTGTTGGCCGAGTTCCACGCCTGAGTATGGTAGGGCGTGTATGTTGATGTAGGGGTTGTCGTCGTAGCTGGCGAAGCGTATTCTCGTCACGTCGCCGCATTTGCGGTCTATCACTATGCCTAATGCCGCATACTCTTTCATGAGTGCGGCGAATTGCTCCTTGTGATATTGGGGATAGGCTATCGGTATGAGGACAAAGTAACCAGTGCCCGAACACGACTTCATACACAAGGCCACCTCCGGGCGATGTCGCAATGTGCGCAGCACTATGTTCATCGACTGCAACGACTGGTTGTCTTGCCTGTCTATGTCGATGCAGATAAAACCCGTGTGCTGCTGCAGGTGAGTCTGTCGGCGCGAACAGTAAAACGTCCTGCCTGTCCTTTCGTCCTGCTCCTCGAAGATGGCGAACAATCCCGAAAGCGTTGCACCGGGCAACATCTCCTTGGTATGCTTGTATTCCTCTGTCTGCTTGGCCTTGGGTCCGTATTGCGCTATGAGTGAGCGGAGGTGATTCACCACATCCTTCCATCTGTCAGTCATACAGAACTCACGGATGGTCATCTGTTGGATCATCTCCCCCGTCTCACGGTCAACATAGCGTCCGTAGTTGTCGTGTGCATCGACATACACGGAACAAGGCACGTCAAACAAATCCATTCCAAGGCTGCCTAATCTATTTCCTTATGCCATTTCATTATCACGCGCGAGTATGCCCATTCCCATATATATATAATGGTAAGGGCAAACGAACCTCCGGCGAGCAGGTGCCACAGCGTCGGCCATATCAGGAAAGACAGACCGAGGAAAAACAACCCACTGACCAAGGTGGCTATTATCTCCACTCCATACTCCTTCTTAAACCACTGCTTGCGCCACAGCTCTTCCTTGTCGGTGCGGCTGTCCATGGCGAAACCAAACGACCCCGTACCTGCTATAAACATGGTACTGAGAAATGCTCCCACTGCCGGAGAGAGGACACCGAGGAAGGTGAGTCCTGCCCATGCCACTGCTAATATAAAAGCGAGCATGATGATGTTCTGGATGATAAAAAATCTATTCATATATATAATATCTATGTTTTAATCAGTTTGACGCTGCAAAAATACACATTTTTATCGGATTTACAAAATAAATATAAGTTTATTTTTGATTAAACCCCCGTTTTTAACATTTTCCCCTATGTTTTAATCAGTTTATAGATGCCCAAGGCGATTTTTCCTTTGCCACTTTCAAAAATCTCCTCGAACCCCCATTTTTCCTTTGAACTCCCTCCATTAACATCTATTAAGAGGTCATTCCCCGATAGTCAAAGTTGCTCCAAGTATGCCGAAAGTCATTCCAAAGGAAAATCGGGGAACATTTAAAATTCTGATTTCCACCCCTTTTCCCTATCTCAAAGTTATTTTTCCCTCTTTTTTATAAAACTTAGCGCATACGAGAGAAAAGAAGAAAAAGAGAGGAGATACTGATAACAGGGCGCAAATCGCCCTGTTGCCACCCCTCTTACCAATCCTAACCTATTGAAAATCAAAGATGAAAGCGGAGCTTTCGCATATTGCTCACAATCTTTAAGGGTACGGGATTTCCCGATAGGGGAAAGAAAAAATTTCCTTGGAAAAAATTTTTAGTTATCCCGAAATCGTGTATTTTTTCCTTTGAAATACCTTTCAAAGGCGAAAATCCGTGTATTCAAGGCGATTTTGAAGTAATAACCCCACATATCCATTTTCCTTTCAAATCTCCTCAACCGAAAAAAACAACCGCGCCCGAAAGTTAAAAGATACCATCGAGCGCGGAAGTAATGATAGTAATGAGCGCGGAAGTGAATAATAGTATTGAGCGCGGATTGAGAGCCACCGTTCTCGGCGATTTTGTCGCCGAGCCATCCTCCCTTACACGGCGAAGAACTCCACCACCAGCCCTTGCAGTCCAAACTCGCTATGCAGGCTATACGACAGCTTGTCTATATATCCCACCATCCCACCTATCCTAAACCGCCTGTGCCACATATTCGGTATGTCGGCCAACTGCGGAGCGGTAGCGTCAAGCTCTATCCTGTATTTCCTTCTGTTAAGAAGAAAATATGCGTATTCGCTCATGAAAGTATCAAACAAGCCTCTTGACTTGATTTTGGTAATCACATTACCTTCCGCATCCTTGATGTCGCCGTTGATAAGAGGAACATCCGACCACTCCGGCTGCTTCCATGAGCGAATCTTCAACGAGAAGCGTTCTCCACTCCCCACTCCACTCAGATTACCGTTGTAGTCATATTCGTTACCAAGCAGGTCGAGCGAGTCGCTCACAAGCGCATACTCGCCCGCAACACTCCTCCACTTTGAATTTCCAAAACCATCATAGTTATGGTCGTAGGTCTGGTACTGAGCATCCACACCGCCGCCGCGCATCACGGCAATGGCCAGGCCCCAGTCCATCTCCTGCAATGGCGAGTTACCATCCTCCGTGTCGCTTGGGTTATAACTCTCCACCAACTTCAACACCTCGTCAAGATAAAACTCACACGCATTAGAACAAATGCACTGCCTTACCCTCTGCTCCACAAACTCATGTTCCATGTCCTCGTCGATGAAGGCAGCAAACACATGCCTACTGGCATCGTAGTCGGTGTTGAGCGTGGCCGTACCCTCTACGGGGTCGGTGTATGTACCGCTCGCGCTCTTCAACGTCTCCTGAAGATTTACGTCCGTGAACACCATCGGTTGGAAGTCGGAAGCCAACTCGGTCACAAACTCCTCATTGAGCTGCGAACAGTCGCCTATCTCCACTCCCTTGAACTGACCAACCTCAAAGAGTACGGGTTTCAGTTCGCTTACCCTTTCCGCATCCCCATTCACCTTGATACGATAGGCGTTGCCGGTTTTCTTATCCACATACACCTTCATGTCGCCGCTACCGCCATTCATCGACGGAGTGCGGTATATCTCGTTGTAGGTCTTGTCGGTCACGGTGCGATCCTTGGGATATTCGATATAGTCGTAGTCGGTGTTATAGCCGCGCTCACCCTTGCGGATATTGTCCTGCTGCTCCTTGCTTGACGACTCCTCCGAGTAGCACATCCTCACACCCGTCACCTTCTCCGTCACCTTGGAGATGGTCTTCACCTTACCGGGAAACTCTATCGGCTCTTCCTGATTGCGGAACACGTCACGGATGAAGATAGCTTTTACATGCTTCTTCTCGTAGTTGTATTGGAACTTGATGCCAAAGCTCGCCTCCAGTGAGTCGAGAACGGTCTTCACACTCTCATCGGGGAAGTTGTCGCTCGTGGCATACATCTGCATCACGTCTGCGGAAATGTTATGCTTGATATTGGTGGCCTTGGCATTGATGGCGGTCACTCCGTCCGTTCCCACCTTGGCCCCCCATCTCTTTCCCTTGGCGTCGGTGTAGTCCACGTCGTTCACGCTTAGGTCGTCACCATCGGTAAACTCAAACTGACCGCCGCAACCTCTACTGCTCAACCATTTGTTGATGCTCTCCAACGTGTTAAACATCGGCGAGGTCGTGTATTTCCTTTCCTCAGTATATTTGCAGTGCGTGGTGAAGAAACAGAGCCTTTTCATGTCCTCCACCTTCAGCAGTTCGGAATTATCGAATGACAGACCCAAATGTGCAAAGAGGCAGTCAAGGAAATATAGTACATAGAAACAAATGCCCGACTGCGGACGGTCGGCATCCAACACCCAGTATGGCCAATGGTTTTCGGGCCCGCTCTTGTCGCTCACTGGATTCAATTCGTCGCTCGTCTTTCCGTCTTTCAGTGCGCGGTGCTTGTACGCCACTCGTGCGTTACAGTATTTCTTCGTGGGATATGGGTCGCTCACGTTAATATACGAGGTCTTCACCTTCGGTTGCGTGCGCTTGTTGCCATTGCTATATGTGATAGTGCCGTTGCTCTGTGCAGCGTCGCCTGTGGTGGTGTAGCACTCGCCAGGGAAAGAAAAACCCAATGCTTGCGGCGAGAAGTTTTGTGTGGCATTATCGTAGGCGGCGGGATAGACCTCCTTGTCGGGCTTCTTGCCGTCGTAGGTTATTATCACACGGTATCTGTACGACACACTCGCGTTTACGTTGCCTATCTTCTCCCCGATGAGTATCTTGTCTTTCAGTGGTACGTCCCTGCACGACATGTCGGATATAAGGTCGTCGATACTATTAGCGGCGGCGGAGATATTCATCGAGAGGGTGTCGCCCACCTCCTCGTCGTCGCTTGTTACGAGTGTTCCACTGCGGAAGGGCATCCCGTCCGAGTATATCTGCATCTTGGTATGCTCCAATGCCACGGGGCGCAAACTGCTGTTCGGGTCGTCGATATTGCCGAGCAGGTGTCTGTTGCCCCATAGCGGCATCCGTATGGGGTAGGAGAACATTTCGTTGCCATTGAAGTAGGGATTGCTCTCTTCAATGTCGATGGAGAAGTCTGTGGGCAGTGCCAATGGCTTTCCGTTGGCTGTAATTGTTAATTTTCGTGCCATGATTTAGCGGTTTTATGTTGATATTGTAATAACATTTCTTTCAACGTTAAGTTGCGTTAATGCAAGAGTGCTTCGACGGCTGTATTGGTAAACTTGCGTTAATGCAAAAGCACTTCGACGGGTTGCAATGTTAAATATCATCTTGCGATTTAACATTGTCGGCCGTAGAGGCACTCTTGTAGTCTGACAATGGCCGTATGCAAGCCGTGTCATTCACTTCCACACCCTGCGGATGGTTACTGTACACGACGCTATCACCGTATGCGCTTATCCTCACGTGGCCGAAGTCATACACCTTACCGCCGCTGATGTCAACGCGACAACTGTTCCATGCATATACCGTCCCCTTACCCACAAAATGGCTGCTACCGCACATCTCTGCCCTTCCCTCGCGCATCGACACTCTTGCGGAGTTCATTGCCCTCACCATGGCATCGGGATGGTTGACGGTGGCCGACGCTTGCCAATACACCACCACCTCGGCCTTGCCCAACACATACACCCTGTGCCGCGCGCCGATCTGCAGTTTCTCGTCACAGTCGCCCACTATCACCACCATCGAATTACTCATCTCTGGCGGTGTCTCGTTGTAATACACTCCCGCCTTGTTGATGTCGGTCTTGTATTTGCCGTAGAGCCGTCCAAAAGTCTCTGCCACCTGTCGCGGCACTTCATCTACGACTCCGGCGAAATACTTCATCCAGGCGGTCACGGCCTCCGGCACGCTCTTCGCTGCCCTGAAATCCTGCTGCGACTGCTTGCAGTTGTTACTCTGTGCCAATATCCCGAGGCACAGCTCCTTAAACTCCGTCACATACTTTTCTTTCTCAGTCATATCTCTTTTTTGCCACAAAGATACTAATTTTCAGGGGCGCGGGTAGGACAAAACAAAAAACCGCCCGACCCTCACGGGCAGGACGGAATCTAACTTATTCAGCTTATGTCTATGAAAAGTCTTAAAGACTTGTATATGAAAATTTTTTGGATTGTATCTAATTAAACCATTTCAGGATGGTATCACCTTTGTACCCCTTTTCCCAAACAAACCACGCGTAGGCTGCTGCCGAGCCTTTGATATGCTCGAAATCTCCGTTCATGGCGCATAGCAGTCGTGAACTGCTTACCCATACACGGCATGGTGGATTGTATCTGAATAATTCCTTTCTGGCCTTACCTTCAAGAAATGTCAGTTTGAGAAACATACACACCTTTCTTCCCTTTGGGATGATACGCAAGGCTTTTTCCACAAATTCCTGTGCATAGATGTAAGGCGGGTTGGTCACTATATCGCCATTCCATTCCGTATTGTCGATGGACAGAAAATCTGCCACCTCACCATATCCACGGTCTATCAAATCGCGCGATACTACATTATACCCCCCCTATAAGTACTTGGCTTATATGCCCTTCCCCACATGAGGGTTCGAGAATTGGACCTTCAAACTTCTCCAATTTCAGCAGCCACTCCGTTGCCCTTGGCTCTGTCGCATAGTAGTCTGCATGAGCGCGGTCGTGGTCAACGTGGTTGCTTGCTCCCATGGTTTTGAATACAGAGGCTCTTCCACCTCTCCAGTCTTTGCGTGTCATCCTGCTTATGGTTTTTCGGGGTGCGGGGTTTTACATATTACCATAATCCTGTGTGACCTAAGCCTTGGTCGGCGCGGTCGGTCTCGTCGAGTTCATCTACCTTCTCAAACTCGCAATGCACGTATCGCGCAATGACGAGCTGTGCGATGCGCATACCGCTGGCAACCTCAAAAGGCTCGTGACCACGGTTTTCCAAATCAACATGGATTTCTCCGCGGTAGTCAGCATCAATGGTGCCGGGCGTGTTCAGCACTGTTATGCCATTCTTCATGGCCAATCCGCTGCGCGGTCTTACCTGCGCCTCGAATCCGGGAGGCAGTGCGATGCAGATACCAGTGGCGAAGAGTCGGTGTTCTCCTGGATAAAGAACGACGGGTTTCTCCGGCCATGCGCGCAAATCCATGCCCGCACTCTGTACGGTCTTGTATTCGGGCAGCAGTATGCCTGGCCGCACAGTCTTCACTTGTATCTTCACATGTTCAAACTCGTCAATGCGCTTGTTCAGTGCATCGACTTTCTTGTAGAGGTCTTCGATGGGACTAACCACCTTTGTTGATGTTTGTACTGGTTTCATATATTTAAAAATATTCTATTAATATTGCGGTCTTTGGATAATGGGCTAATGATAGTATATCATTAGGCAGCGACGGCTGTTCGTAGCGAGTATTGACGGTGCAAACCACATCATCGGATGCAGTGTTTATTGCCATCATATAGCCGATATTACCGATACCTCTTACTACTTCGGCGTATGTCGTATATCCCAATCGTATCTTATTCATATATCATAAACAATAAATACACACTGTGTCGGTTCGCCGCTCATGAGCGAGGATGCCTGTCGGCCATAGTCCTTTACCCTTGCACGGCGGTAGGGAGAGCCGGGATAAGCCATATCAAAGATGCCATTAGGATGGCACTCGATATATCCCGTCTCGCTCGCCTGTCTCACCAACAAACTAAATACCCCCCCCCGATTTTTCAACCGCGAGGAAAGGTCGTGTGTGGGTGTATCTCTTTTCTCGTTTACTCATATTCTATCATTACACAATGCGGACACTTGTAATCGGTGGAACGCAATGCAGGAGATATGCTCCTGAAATGCTCTTCTATCCGATTACCCCCCCCCTAACGTCGGCCACTCCAAAGCGTGGCCCCAAGGGTGGGTTTGTACTCCGATGTATCTCTTATATGTCATATTCTACTATCGCTACTGCGTCAAACACATTTGCCTTGACACACCTTGACAATCCCCATAAGACACGGCGATGGTATGCGGGTGTATCTTGGATATACCCCCCCCCAATCTGCCTTATACGTCTTTTCTCTCTATCCATATTATGTTATCTTTAGCTACAGAAGTGATGGTGTTCGTAAACTGCCAATGACCGAGTTCTATTATCTGCCTTGTCATTTTACACCCCCCCCTACCGCGGCTTGCGGAGACCCTTACGGGGTGCGGGGAATACTCAGGAGATATGTCTTTAACTATTATCATAGGTCATATTCACATAATATAATATAATATAATCTCATTCATATCTCTATATACAGAATATTGTCCTTGGCCACACCAGTGATGGTGTTGGCGCAGCCGTCAAATACGGGGCGCAGCAGTTTGTCGTGAAAGCGACACTTACCGCTGTTGTCCCCATATTGGCGGCGCACGGCCTTGGCATGTTCGGTGCGCTCCATTCTAAGCACCCCCACCTTTTCGTATCTCTGCGATTTCATCGTCAGTGAGTTTGTGGTCAGTGGCGCAATAGTAGATGCCCGTAGTGTCATTACCGTTGTCGTTCTTCTGCAAGAACTTGATAACCGCATCGGGACGGATGAAGAATTTCTCATCCACATTCTCTTCGAGAACATCCGCGATGCACTGATTCAATGGGAACGGACGAGGAAACTCCACTTGTGTATCGCCGAGAATGTCCTTGCGCACAGACACCATATACACCCTCTCGCGGTTTTGTGCCACTCCGTAGTCCTTGGCGTTTAATATACCGGGGATGGTCTTTTTGTCACGCTTGTCCTTGCCCCACGGTTTGGGGAACGACGGAGCGAGGAAGTTGACATATCCCTGTTTCTCCAATACCTCACACCATTCACGGAAGTCGGCCATGTTCACCTTGTTTATCAATGCCCTCACATTCTCCTGCAGCAACACCTTCGGGCGCATCACTTTCACTGCGTCCTCGGTACTCCACAGCACGGCAGAACGAGTGCCACTGTCACGTTTCAATCCCTCGCGCTTACCGGCTTGTGATATACTCTGACAAGGTGTGGAATAAGTAAGCAGGTCGATGTTGGCATCAGCAAGGTCACTCCAGTCGGCCTTGGTCATATCGCCGCGGTTGCGGTCTGCCCACTGCGGAAAGAGTAGGTTGTGAGCCACTACGGCAGGCTGCTCTTCCAGTTTGCGCCTGCTCTCAGGGTCAAACTCACTCCATGCCATCAGTTCGTAGTCAAAGCCTGGATAACGTTCTTTCAGCATCTCGAAGGCGATGCACTGCGAGTCATAACCACTGCACAAGGTGACAAGGCGCAACTTGCCGTCCATTGCCATGGGCATCATGAATGACGGTAGGGCAAACATGTCGTTAATCTCTCCCGGCACTCGCTTGATGGCCTCTGGCACAAGCAGAGCCTCGTAGATATACATCAGCACGTCGCACACGATACTATTGCCGGCGAGCTTGTATATACTGCTATTGCTGAGTATGGGTATATCCCCCACCTTGGCCACACGCACCGCCTCCATTATCTTCGTATATGCCATTTTGTAATTCTCGGCGGTAGCACCAAGAGCCGCATATTCCTCCTTCAATGCAGTCACGTCCTCGTCGCTGGGTCCATCGTCCGCACAGCCACCGTTCCCGGCGATTTCGTCGCCGGGCTCCTCATCCTGCTCGTCGGCATTGAGCAACGCCCACAGCCTTGCCCTTTCTTGTTCCATAAATGCCAAATCGGCCGCATTGTATGTATCAAGGAATTGCTTAATAAGTTCGCCTCTCTCCTGCAAACCGCTTGTCTGTTCCTTATAGGCGGCCTTCACCTCTTCGGTTGTCGCACTCGATTCAAGTCCGAACATGGCCAGTTCGTTGTCAACACCCACATGAGCCAAATAAGCCTTGGCGCGGGTGGTGAAAAACTTGTCGATCCATTTCTCAGGAACACCCATCAGTCGCAGACACTCACGCGGAGTTAGTTTGCGAATATCGAAATACCTCACTGGGTGCGTGGGGTCTCTCTTGTCGGCGAGGTCGGAATGACCATCGGGATAAATCTTTGCAATCATTGTTTTTTTTCTTTAATTATATTCCACTAATATCTTGGGTCGGTCGATGTCATGTCCCTTGCCGCCGCCACTGATACAAGGGTAGATGCCTTGGGGCGAGACTATCAGGCCGTTTTGGCTGTTGCTATATAGACCGAGTCTAATGACCTCCTTATGTCCTGTATGTGTTAGTGGCGCAGCCATACTTTAATTCTTTAATTCTTTAATTTTTTAATTTCCGAAGGATAAAGTGCCCTATTCTCCCGAACTGGACACTTGTGCTTAAATCTTAATGCTTTGGACATTTTCAACAGAATACGAATATATTGACTAATCTTGTAGGATCATCGGCATGACGAGTTCTACGAGGGTACTGTTCTCGGTGGTCTCCTTGAAGAGGACGGCGCGGTCGGGAGTATGGAACTCCATACGCACGTCTTCGGAGGTGATATAACCGAGAATCTGCTGCACGGCAGAGCCCTTGAAGCCCATCTTGAACTCATACGCACTCTCAATCTCCTTCACGGCCACATATTCACGGCCGGAGGTCGAGAAGTCGAAGTCCTCGGCAGAGAGGAACACACCCTTTTCATCACGACCGAACATGATAAGGTTGCTATGTGAGGATGAAAGCAGTGATATACGCGTGAGTGCCTTCTGCAGTGCGTTCTTGTCGATGATGGCATGATGGGGGTGGTTGACGGGTATGACAGCACGGTAGTTGGGATAGCGGCCTTCAATGGAACGGATAACAAACTTCACGTCGTCGGCCACAATCTTCAGTCGGTTGGCATCACACGAGATAGTCACCATCTCCGTCTTCTTCAACGGTGCGACGAGTGAGCGCACAAACTTCTGGTGAATCATGATCTGGCGCGGTTCGCCACATGTGAGGAACGGCACACCATGATAGTAGGCATTAGTGTAGAGTTGGTGACCAGTGGTACCGACAAAGGTGATACCCTCGTTGCTTACGTCGAGACACACCGATGCCATCACTGGGCGCAGCGTGTTCGGGTCGGCATCCGAGAACGACTGCGCCGCAAGCACATTCTGCAAGAAGGTGGCAGTGGGCAGTGAGAACTCCACCAGCGGCTCCTTCACGTCGGGCATGATGGGGAACACATCCCCATTGAAATAAGGGATAGAGAAACTACCACCCTCATAAGCCACGCGCATGGTGTTGCCGTCGGGGTTAAGGTCAAACTCTACCGGCTGATTACCGAGCGTGTTGAAGATGGGAACAATGCGCTCCACATCCAGGCAGCAGCTCTCAAAGCCAGCCATGTCTATCTCTGCTATGTCAACAGGCATGGTGAGTTCGTTTTCACTTGTGGATGCCGTCAAGTAATAACGGCCATCCACCTTCTTCAGAAGAACGTGCTGCAACACTGCCTGCACCGCCTTCTTGTCAATCACTTTCTGCATGGCCACCAACAAGGGTAGCAATACAGATACATTTGCGGAGAATTTCATCGTACTTTAATTCTTTAATTTTTTAGAACGGTAAATCATCATTCCATGGCTGGTTTTCCGCAGGTGCGGCGGCTGGTGTGTAGCCCTGCACGGAGGCGGCAGAGGGGACATTGCTGTTCACTGACTGCGTCTGTGTGCGGTTTTCCTCCACGAGATAGCAGTCACCCATAGCGAAGGGCATGAGCATGGAGACAGCGCGCGAGAGGTCAGTACCCGGAGTGTCGCTCTGTCCGTTCCATTCGGGATGATCCTTCAACACCTTGGCAGCAAGCACGGCGCGTATCTTGGTGCGCATCTCCTCCTTGATAGACACACAAGCCTGATAGTAGGGGATGTTGTACTCAGTGACGGTCTCGCCGCGTCCGATGGTACTCTGACGGATAGTAGAGATATACTTCTCCGAACTGCGGCGCATGGCGAAGTTCACGAAAGCCTTGAAACCCGATTGGTTGCGCTTGCCCTCGTCGCGTGTGTCGTTGAGAACATTGATAGCGTTAATACTCGAAGGGATAAAAATGCCATTCACGGCCTTTCCTTCCTCATTGTTCACTGTAATGTACCTTGCGCCGATAAATCGGCCAAGGTCGATGGAAAATCTGTAATGTGCCATTGTTTTTATTTTTAATTATTAATGTTTTATTTTTTTTCGGAGGTCCGGGTTTCCATGTTTTCTGGATTTTCCGGATTAGAAGGGCAAATCCTCCTGCGGCTGCGGCGAGGCGGGTTGCGCCTGGGTGCCTTGTGGCGATGGGGCTACGCGCTTGCGCTGCTTGCCATCGAGATAGGCTCGCCAACGGGTCTCTTCCTCTTCGGTCAGTGCTACCTTGTTGCCTTGCTCGTCGAGGATGGGATATGGGTCGGGGCGCGTGAGGAATGACTTATAGTCTTCCATGAGTGCGTCGTAATCTGCGGGGATGTTGTCCTTGCCTGTGCGATAGAAATATACCGCATGGGAGGTGGAGGTCAGTTCGCGGATCTGCTTGGGTCTTACGGTGGTGTCCTCTTCCCAGTCTCTTCCCTCGAAGTATCGCTGCGTCGCCCATGCCTGATGCACAAAGTAATTCGTCTGTTCGGGCTTTTTGAGTACCGTTCCGTCCGATTTCTTGAATAGTTGCGGCGGGTTCATCACTATACCCGTAGTCTCGCAATAGTCAATAATCCTACGCTTGAAGGCCTTGGGCGAGAACATATCGTTCTTGTTCTTCGAGGCATCGGCATAGTCGGCCTTGTATTCGTCGAGCATGGAGTCGAGGTCGATGGGCACACCATATATCTGTTCTTGGGCAAAGAACACACGGGCAAAACGCAGGAAGGCCTCGCCAAGCGACTGCGTGAGTGTACGCTGCTCCATGTATTTCTTCTGTGCATCCACCTTAACGTCGTAGCGCATCACAAACTGCACGGCCAATGCACAGATGGTTGTTATCTGGTTGCGTGTGGCGGGAGAGAGTTTTTCGGGGTCGGTGGGGTTGAAGTCGGGCATAAGGTCGGAGATATACCTCGCCGCCTTGTTCTTCATGATGTTCTGTCCGCAGAAACGATGTGAGAAACCGCCCATGCACACACGGCGCATGGTGGAGTCATCCACGTCGTGCAACGGATAGTTGGACGACACTACATGACCGGGACCCTCGGAGAGAGAAATGGTGATCCTGTCCTTATACATATATCTCACGGAGAAATCACCCGTCACGAGGTTATAGAACTTACCGAAATCGAGGGTGGATTCAATATCCTCCCAATGCACAAGACGATGCTTGTGGTGCTGGTATTCGGCGAGGTTACTTGAAAACTCCTTGTTGCTCACAATATCCTTACCCGTGACGGTGAGTATATGACCGCAGCATCCGGCAAAGATACGCACAAGAGTAGATTTACCGCTACCGCCCTCTGCCCTGTTGGCTTGCGATACAACGTTCTCGATAAGGTAGAGGATGCAGTTGCTCTTACTCTCGCGGTATCTCCACAATGCCCTGCCTAAGCAGAAGATGATATTCGCAAAGCGGTTGTCGAGTTCCATCTGCTCTTCGGGTGAGAACTTCTTGCCGTCGTGGATGAGTTGCTGTTCGCGCTCCCATTCCTCATTTGCGAAACCGCGCAGCACCCTCAATGCCGGCCACATCTCAGGTTCGTTCTTTCCCTTCCAATCCACAATCCACCGATGGCTCTGCGCCCAAAGTGCGAGGTCACTTTCCTCGCGTGCCAAGGCTTGTATGGTATAGACGGGTTTACCGTTTTCGTCCTTCTCCTCCTTCTTGCTCTTGAGTGCGTTGAGCCGTTCTTCATATTCGGGGTTCTGTCGTATCTCAAAGGGCATGTTCTTCTGCAATGATGCGTTCCAGTGCATCACCTCCGAACGGTCAACGTTGAAGTCGATGCGGTCGTAGGGGATGATGGATATTTCCTTCTCAGTGATACGCAGCGCACCGTTGTCATAGAAGAAATGATCCACATGCCTACCATAACCGCCTGTGTAGTTTATCTTCACGGCTGGCAGTGAGGCAATGGTTTTTTCGTTTATCTCCTTGTTAGCGCGCAACACGGCTTGCGCCATCAGTTCGTATTCGTCGGGCGCACCGGGGCGCGAGTCGTTGAGTTGTCGTGCGTATGCTTTCAGGTTGTCGATGGTGGCCTGCACCATGGATGCAGGGTCGAGTTCGTCTGCAAAGGGACCGTCGATGTGCATATATCGGCCAATCTTGTCTGCAGAGTCGGGTTGCACGTCGCGGGCATATCCCATGCTCGCCATAAACTCCCACAAGGTGGCGGGGTTGATGGTGTAGAATATCTCCTTGATGATTCCGTTGCGGTCGCGCTTCTCCTTGCGCTCAAAGGGGTCGCTGCACAAGGCAGACGTGATGCAGGTGGAGAAAAGGCGATTGAGGTCGTCGTCAAACTGAAACGACTCCCTCGGCAGCATCTTATAGGCTATGAAGAAGTCACGCGGCGACTGCACCGCGTGGGCATGAAGACGCGAGATAAAGAGGTGGGCGCGGTCGCGCATGGTGTCGGGCAGTGCCGCACGCATAATGTCACGATAGCGGCAGGATATGTCCCTCGCCCTTGTCATCGACTTGGTGTCGGTGGCAAACAAGGTATAGACGTTCTCGGCAAAGCGGTGCATCTTGTTGTAATGCACCGACGAGAACGACACCCTGCCAAAGGGGAAGCAAACGTGATACCATCTTCCGCCAAAGGTGTTCGGATAGGTGTTGCGCAATGCTTTCAGGTGGTAGTAGGCCGCCACGGCATCCTCTGGTGTCTCGCAGTAGATGATATTCTTCGCCCTTTGTTCGTTGCGCGGAATATCTTCATCCACCTGCACCATCTTCGGGTTACCGTTCTTGTCTTCCGACATCTGCCACACCTGTTTCTTCTCTGTTATCACCTCCGTAGGGTCCAGTTCCTCAATGGCCGCGGCCACCGCCGTGGAGTCGGACGTGCGCTTTTCAACTGCACGGACAAACACGGGGTCGCCGCTGAGCCAACGGGAAATCTTTGCGGGTGTGTCCTCGTCGTTGTTAGAGAACACCATCGGCGCAATACCAAGGCCGGGGAAGAAGACGCACCCGCGGTCTTCGGTATTGCTATCCACCAATGCCACAAAGATAGGATTCCAAGGTGACGAGTATATCACCTCGGAATAGGGCTCTCCCCGACGAGAGACTGCGGGAAGAGTAACCTTTAATACTGAGTAAATGTTAAAATCGGTCTGTATCTGTGAGGGGTCGAAATGCCATGCCGCCGACTTGTTCTGCGACTCAAAACTGTAATGCTCCACATTGTCTTTGTCGAGCCATGGCACACACCCAAGGGCAAGCAGCTCTTGCGGTGTGAATCCAGTCTTGGGCTCGAATGTCACCTTGTCCTGCGGACGCTGCGCCTGTTCGCGGTGGTCGCGCATGGTGAGTGTGCGCCAACGCTCGTTGGCCTTCAACTCCTCGATGGTGTGTCCTGCCCTTTGCGCGAGTTGGAGACAAGCCTGTCGGAGGTCGTCGCCAACGCACACAAAGGTCTGCGGACTCTGTGGTGAACGTCGCCACCAATAACCCAATCCGTTGATAGCCGCATACAGTTCCACTGCCCCCCATCCGCTGCGCCCCGTCTGCGTGCATCGCCAATACTCCACCGGCTGTCCATACATTCCGCCTTTCTTGCGGCGGTAGATGATGAAGTGGGGAGTGGCATGACTGCTCTTGCAGAACGGACACCAGCAAGCGGTCTGCCCGTCCTCTGTCTGCGTGTCGCAGGGAGTGACGAGCAGCGTCAGGGGCAAGGCTGCCAGTTCGTCTAACAACGGATCGTAGATCATCGCTTGGTGGGGATTACACGTTTATACTTGTGATTTCTGCCTCATTGTATTTGCCGTGCATGGCATGCCATACACCCCAAGAGGTGCGTCCGGCATCATACAATGCCTCGTGCGCGTTATCTTCGCCGTTAGCATCCGCATACTGAGGTATGCGCTTATACACAAGTGCGTAGAAGTCCTTGCGTGGCAGTTTCGCGAAGGCCTCATTGGCCGTTGCGATACCGTCTTCAAGGACAAAGGTGCGCGCGTCGCGGAAGTTGTGGAAATGCACGGGCAGCATCACACCCAACTCCTTGCAGCGGTTGCGCAGGATGGCAATGTCGAAGTCGGAGCCTTGCGACCACAGCACCACCTCGGCATCATGCTCTTTGGCGAGTTCGTCAAGCCATGCGGCGAAGTTGCCCAACACCTCCTCTTCGGGATAGTCCTGCTCGGCAATGATGGTCTGTTTCACCTTGGCATCCTTCTCCTTCCACCATTTCACGGTGGCGGGGTCAAACTCCCTGCCGTTGAACACACCCGAAAGCAGGTCGATGCGCTGCATAAATGGCGGTGTGTCAATAAAGATTTCTGACTCGGACTCCGCGTCGCGGTTCCATGCTACTGCCGCAATCTCGATGAGTGCGGCGTTGTTGCTGAGACCTACTGTCTCAAAATCAACAGTCACGTCGATGATTCTCATACGTTTTCTGTTTTTTTTAAATTGTTAATAAATAAAATGTCCATCCTCACACATTGAGGAAATCATGTAGATTCAACCATTTCACTCCCGAAGGATGTATCCTTGCAATCATTCCGGCTATAACTGCCTTCATCGTCTCAAGACGCGCAAATTGCCAGTCGGGGGCGATTATCATCACCGCCAGGCGGTAGTACCCATGGCGGTTGCGTCGTATCACGTCGTGTTCCTGTCTTACATAAGCTCCTCGTGCAAACGAGTGCTTGTTGCCCGCGATAGAGCGGAACACCTTCACGATTAAAGAAAGGGGCGCGCCGCGAAACACAAACCACAACTGCTTGCGGTTGCGACGGTCATAACGCCAATCAACGCAAGCTGCCACACGCAGATAGCGACATTCGCAGTCATACTGCCTCCGTTGTCGCCTCCTGCGGATGTCGCGCAGTGTCAGTGCCCTTCTCTGTATCATCACACGTATGTTCCAAGCGGTCGTACTCGTCCATCACGTCAAGCATACCTCGCGTCTCATACTTCTTCCAGTCGTTATCCTCGCGGAAACGTTTCATCACCACCGTACTGCTCATGCCCATCTGCACCATCTGCTGGTTGAAGGCCTTGCGCAGTCCGTAGCGGCGCGATATGGCGCGGTAGAACTCTCCCGGCATGGTGACGGCCTCGTGGATGTTCTGAGCCACCTTGTCGGCATCGAACATCTCCTTTGGCCATATCTCGTCCTGATGCTCGGCAATGAAGGTGCGCTTGATGTTATCCACACCACGCAACTCCCATTCCGAGAATCCCTTCTCGAAGAAACGGACATAAACGAAACTCTGCGAGGCTCCGTTTTCCACCAATATTCTAATCAGTAGTTTCTTCTGATTAGGAGTCAGTTCATCCGATTTCAGAGACGCCTTTGCCTTAGTTAATTTATCTTTAATCATGTACGCAATTCAAATTAATTTCGTATTTTTGCGCAAAGGTAATAAATTTATTTCTAAAAAACAAAGTTTTAATCGGATTTTGTGAAAGATTTAACATTTGATACTGATTATACCATTATATTAAGGTGATTTTTAATCATTCGGAGTCTATGTTTTAATCATTTTAGCAAAAATCCGCCCAACAGATTAGATACAAGTTTAGTGTTAAATAATTAAAACAACAGATTATGAATTACAACTATGATTACCGTTTTCTCTCGCGGTTCATGAGGGAAAACAACCTTACGAAGAAAGACCTCTTGGAGGCACTGGGCGTAACCGACTATGTATCTCTCAACAGATGGTTGGACGGACTTACTCCCATTCACCTGGCAGCCATGCTGCGTATGTGTAATTACTATCAGATTCCCGTCTCGTCGTTCTTCATGGACGGCGACAGTGGTGTGCGCAATGACGAGTACAACGAACTGCCGCAGTTCCACCCCACCATGCCCCATCCCGATGCCCAACCGCTGCCTACCGACGGCTACGGCATGGACCCCTCCACAAACAAAAAGCGACGTGGACAAGGTATCGTCAATCCCAACATCACCGAGCGCAAGATGTCGTCCTTCAATCAGCGCAGAGCCGTAGAGCAAGGCCTTCTCGCCGCCCGCGAATACTATAACCGCACGGAAGGCACTGCCGCCCACAAGAACAACGAGACCCTCGCCGACAATCAGGATAGTCAGGATATTACGGATATTCCGACTAATACGGATATTCCGGGTAATCCCTCTAATCCATCCTCTATGGCCAGCATGTCCTCCCTCTCTCCCGACAATCCAGCCATCCCTATGCTCCTCCGCATGCAGCTCGATCATGCCAACGAGCTCCGTCGCCTTGAGAAATCCCATCGCGACAGAGAAGACGTCATCCGTGCTGAATACCAGAAAAAGCTCGACACCGAACACAACCGCCTTCTCAACCTCATCGAAAAGCAGCAGGAAGAACTCAACCGCATCCGCCGTCGCACCTCCGACTATGGCCTTTTTTTGGCTGAGCCCCAGCCTGGCGAAAAAGAGCCAGCCGCCGCCGACGATGATGAAATGAAGAATGAAGAATGAAGAATGAAGAATGGCTCGCGAGCCTCCAAAAAAAATCCCCCTATCCTCACGGACGGGGGGATTTCCTTTTTTAATGATAAAAATTCAATAACCTTGAATGTTTTCGTAACTCATCTAAAACAATTACTAACTTTCTAAGTGAAATATTATCCTGAAAAACAACCTAGACCTAAAATAAATCAAATCAAATGATACCTTATTGCCAAATTATAAAATGAAACTACTAATCAAGTAACTAAAATAAGAAAATAATCACTTCGCCTCGCTCTCTCGCAGGGCGGTATTCATCGCATACTGAAATTCCTGCTCCGTCACCTCTTTCAGTTCTTCTGCCCTGCACGGACAGAAGAATGAAAGAAAGAAATTGTCGCCACTTGTAAACAGGGCGGGACACGTGGGAACGAGTGCCATGCGCTCGGCTTCCTCACGTGTCTCAGGAATTGCAGCATTCACTATGTCGTTAAATTCACTCATCTCCACAATGGGCAGTGAGAGGCGTAGCTTCTCCGCCTCCACTGCCTTGCGAAACCACTGCGGTACAGTGGCTGCTCCTGATCGCTGGTGTGCTTGTATGGGTTGCAAGGTTTTCTCGTCAACAAACCTGAACACGGGTATGTAGTCATACGCTCCCTCACCAAGGTTGGCCTTCTCGAAGTCGGCAATCTTCGCTTGCTCCTCCTTGGTGCGCGCATATCGCTTTACGTCCTCAAAGGTGAGTCGTTTCATCTTCTTCTCACCTCCTGGGATAAACTCGTCAAACTTCAGCACTACCTTCTCGCCCTTCTTCACCATCTTTATGGCTGGTATGGCAGTACAGTTGGGCACAAAGCACCTATTCTCTGTGTCGTCCGTGGGCAGTTCTTTCCACTCCTTGCCTTTGTCGGACTTGAAATGCAGGATGTCACAACCGCCGGCAAATGCGTCGTCGGGTTGGATATATGCGTATGCACCCATCTTCTTGGCATACTTGTCGGCGGCAATGTCTGCCTTGCGGCAACACTGCAAGAAGGCTATGAGCTTCTTTCCCGTCTCTGTTGACTTTTCAACCTTATAATAATTCATATTTTCTTGTATTTCTGTCTTTCGGCTGCAAAATTACAAAGAAAAATCGTATTTTCAAGGGTTTAATCAGTTAATTTTGATTAAAAACTTCATTTTTAAGAAAAATACTTTTATTTATTCTTGCAAATATCAGATTTTCGTTGTATCTTTGCACCCGAAATCAAGGATTTAATCAGTCCGAGAGTAAAGAGTTGACAATATATATAAATAAGGTAATGGCGAGGAAGAACAGAAAACACCGCGACGAAGTGGATGACCTCAATCCTGAAAAGGAAGGCGCGTCACTCGAAGACTTCATTGTTCCGCAGAAGATAGCTGCTTTCGCGGATGCCTACGAACCCTGTCGCACGGACGAGGCGACTGACAAGTTCACCGATGCCCGACTGCGTGAGTTCTTCAAGGCGTATGTCTGCAACTACGGCGACCCGCTTTCTGTTTATCTCGACCGCCTCGCCAACCTTTCTCCTCCTTTCGTAATGGAGGTATCAATAACAGGCGAACCCGCCTTACACGTAAGACGCCGAGCAATGGAGATTGCCGACGTGCCAATGTTGGAACAGCTCTTGCGGGCATCCGACACGGCAAACGATTAAGACATGATGCAACAAATAAAGCTGACTCACTGGCTGTCCTGTGCTAAAAGGACAACGCAACCATGCTGGAAGTGGTTTTCCATCTCGTTTAGTGACTTTGGGTAATCAAGCGTAGGGGCGGGACGGAATATAACTACGGTGAATAAATCATTGTCAAATGCCGCAAGGCATCGACTCCTCGGAATAGCCGCACTAATAGCGTGCCTTTGAGTAGCTTCTCTTATCTGCAAATACAGCGTAGGAACGGCGGGGGTTGTTGGCGGACTCTCCGGGAGCAATGATGGATCAGGCTGAGGTTCGTGGAAGAGATCCAGAACAGTATGCCAGAACAGTATGCAGAGCCATTGCACCGGGATAATAAGGGAGAATAAGTATGTCCAGCCCACTGCTTTCCACCTTCGACCATGGCAAGTCTTTGCCATGAGGAGATGCCAGTGGGTCTTTCTCGAATATCCCTGCTGAAACCGCCGTTTCCTGCGCTTTTTGCCTAAAACTCCGATAATAAATATAACAACAATATTAAAATAAGTACAATTATGAACAAAACAGTCATTTCTCAACTCAAAAGAACATTGAAGAAGTACGGCATCCGCAATGCTGACACTATCGTTAATCAGACTCTCAAACTCAATTATGAGAAGTTCTTGGATTACGCGGATTCTCTTTACGTCATCGACCGCATAGCATCATGCTATGAGGACAGTACCGCCGTGGAAAAACTCAAAAAGGCCAACCGCGAGTGGATAGCCATTGTCATCGACAAGGGGTGGTGCAAGGAACTTGATGAGTATGTACAGGAGTTTGGTCACAAACTCACCCTCGCCTCCATCTATTATTGCATCGACAACGACACATGGCTGACGTGGGTAGGTCAGATGTCGCTGCGCTCCAAGAACGCCGACTACTGGAAAGGCCTATCGGCCATCCGCGAGGCAGCCTTCTATCTCAAAGACAGCGGCGAGTTCGACCCATCCTCCCCCGAACTTAATGCCATCTTCGACAAGAAAGGCGGCGAATCCGCCGCCGCGGAGCCGGAAATCTCGGAAAATCCGGATAATGCGGAAGACCCGGAAAATACCACCGCCACAGCCACCGTTCCCGGCAGTTTTGCTGCCGGGCAACCCGATGCCCCCCTCTCCTTCACCGAAGACCCCCTCGACGAAGAAACCCTCACCTATCCCGCCGAAAATGCCTACGATGCCATCGAGCGCAGTCGCAGCATCCTCACCGCCCTGCAAAAGAACCTCGACGTGATGCAGGACTTCACCGTCCTCCATGCCGACACCACCGACACCGTCAAGGAACTCACCAAATACAAAACCCGCTACGACAATCTCATCAAGAAGCATGATGCCCTCTATCAGCAATACCAGTCCACCACCGCCGAACTTGACAAGACCAAGAAGGAACTGGATAGCCTCTCCTCCACACTCGCCACTCGCAACGACGAACTGGGCGAGGCAGAGCGCACGGCAAACGAACTGCGCGACCAACTGAAAGAGGCGCATGATGTCATCAGTGGCCACTCCGTGGATATGCTCCAATCCGAGAGTAAGTTCCATGACCTCGAAGAGAAATACAACCATCTTCTCGACGAATACGAAAAACTCGACAAGCAGGAGAAAGTGCCCACCAAGAAGCAGCTCAAATACGACGACCTTATCTCCCTCCCCTACATCGGTCCCGCTGCCCTTAAACAGATTATCCCGTTCTTGGAGCGGAAAGGTATTTTGGTTGTTAAATGAGGATGAAGGTATGAAAACAAGTGCATCTTATAATAAGGAGTATTTTCCAGGAGCAATGGTGTATTTCACGCTCAATGGTGATCGCACCAAGAAATATCGGGCGAAAATCACCGACATTATCCATCATAAATATTCTACTGATATTTATGACAAGGTTGATGAGAAGGCTGGAACGACAATGGATTCTTGTATGATGCCTGTCAGAGTAACCGGCAAGTCTTTACAAGATCTGTTCTTTCTCGAAGTGTATAGTGAAGAGTGTGGTGTATGGTTATACTATCATCTCAATTTATCCAATCGCCTTAACTGCGTGGTTGCCTCGTTTAAGAACAAGGATGACCAACAGGTATATTATCTCTTTGTACCCAGTAGGAGAGTGCGGAATGATTCCGCGATTTATTTCTTCCAGAACATGAGCAATATGTTCACCGCCATGAAAGCTCGCGTAAAGCAGTTGGGTAAAATGGACGAAGACACTATCATCAAGGCCGTATGCACGTTGGTTGATACAAATTACAGCGAGAAGGTGACATTTGTTCACGTAATGCAAAAGTCATGCGCAAAGTTTCTTGGAAAGAGGCTCGAACTCTCATGGAAGCCCCTGCCTGATATTCTCCAAAATCCCGAACTAAACCAATATCCCGAAGATTGGGAAGTGGCATGGAAGGCGCAAATGCAAACCGGCGAAGGACTACACGGACATTTGGGACTGAAATACGCATTGAATATCGGAGTGCATGAAGACAAGATGCAATTAATAATGCCTGTCAACGAGCATACTCTGCGCACGTTCTTTTCCTTTCCCCGCAAAATGGATATTTCCAAATTTGAGGAGGATGTCAAGATGGAATACGTGGAATTGTATGAAGACAACTATCCGCAGGTGCTGCAGCGTATGAATCAGATTATCGACATAGTGGGAGTGAAAGATACCCTTTCTCTGAAATTCGACGAATATATTATCCGTCCATTAAACAGAAATCCCATGAACATCCCCACATACATGAATGTGATGATTGTCGAGATGTTTGCAAGTGAAAAGGATGTTGACAAGATGTTTGACATGTGCTGCGACATCCTCGAACTTCCAGAAGAGGAGATTCCCGAAAATTCCATCTTCCGTAATCCCTCCTTCGTAAAGAACATAGAGGAGCAACAGATAGAGGAACTTCAGTCAAACGACCCCAACTGGGTATCGCGCGCCATGGAGATAACATAACATTAACATAATATATAATATGTATATAGACAAAGACAGTTTCGGAAACTACCAACTGATGGGCATCGACAACAATGCCCTTATGGGACTGAAAACAATGATTGAGGGTGCCTGCCTCGAACAACGCCGCACCTTCAATCCAGTGCTTGAACAAATTAAGAAAATGAAGAGTGAAGAATGAAGAATGAAGAAGTTGCTACCGCCCCAACATCGGCCACAGCCACCGTTCTCGGCGATTCCGTCGCCGAGCTCGACAAAATAGCGGCAGCCCTCCCCCGGTACATCAGGACCCTCTATCCCAACCGCTACACCAAGCAGCTCAGGCAGCGCATCGTCAATCTCAACATCGAGCGTCTGCCCAACGAGTGGTCAGTCCACTACTCCACCGACCACGTCACCTACACCCTCGTCTTGACCGTAGTCCCCACCCTATCCGAGGCCATCATCAAGATGCACAATATCGTACAAAAGAACGGCCTGAATAGCGAAGAATGGATAGTGGATATGAAAGCCATCCCCTGGGAATAGCCACAGCCACCGTTCCCCGCAGTTTTGCTGCGGGGCAATAATCAAGAACAAAAAACAATAAAAATGAAGACATACATCTCAATCCCCATCACTGGCCACGACATCGAAGAGGTTAAGGCTAAGCTGATACGAGTGAAGGAACAATACCTCAAAGCCAAATACGGCGATATATGGCGTGAACACCTCGACGAGGTCGTAACACCCATCGAGATTAACGAAAAGAACCTCAATGCCCCCTACCCTACTCTCATGGGTAAAGACATCGAAGAACTCATGCAGTGCAAGGAGATACTACTGTGCGAAGGTTGGCGCGAGAGCCGCGGTTGCCGACTGGAATATCACGCGGCCGACATTTACGGAATAACAAAATACGAAGAAAGGAAAGACGGAATATGGCTCACGATATAGCAAAAGCACACTGCGGTCAGAAGGAAACATTATCAACCCTCCTCATGACTGAGGAATACTGGTGCAACAGCCAGTTCTCCGTGGCACGCTTCTACGGCGGCTGCACCATCAACGGCCGCCACTATATGATAGTGAACAAGGAAGGCATCGACCTCTTTACTCTCTCCATGCAAGCAGAGGAAAAAGGCGAGAAATATGCCATCCCTCCCGGACAACCTGCCGACCTCGTCGCCGACTGCCTCGTTCCCGCCTACCGCAAATTAGGCCGCGACAAGATATGGCAGCTCAACGGCGAGGGCAAGTCGGTGGAGGAGGTGAACGAGATAGCAGGCATCAAGAACAACAAAAAGAAAAAGTGATATGAACACACCGCGCATCGGAAGACCCATCCCCGGATGGCCGGACTACACCATCGACGACAATAAGGTGGTGAGGTCATATAAGACCAGCAAGACCAAGATTATCGGATATAAAAACCGAAACACGGATAATTACTCCATTGCTATGTTCCGCGACAAGGAAGATGGCACAAGAGAGAGATGCAAGGTTATGTCCGGCAAGTTATATTGGTGCGCTGTTAATAATATTGACCCTACAAAGGTAACGGGAACGGGTGTGTTCACGGCTGACGGCGAACTCGTTGTTGACGGTCGTACGGAAATACTACACAGGAACAACGAGAAACAGAAAGAAGAGGCATACGGAGAATGGAAAAGAACATTAACCGATGAAGTATATCAGAGATGCACTAAGTTTCTCCAGCTTCAATATAAGACCACGTTGAGCAACAACGCTCGCGATCTGATGAAGGAACTAAGGAAATGGCGCAGACGTATTAATCATCTTTCCCGTTCCCATGTGATAGTAAAAGACAATGCCCTGATGGAAGACTGCATATCAGATTCTATGACCATGTACGTGGAAAGAGTGCTGAAGAGTCACCAGATATTCCCCGACCTAATTAGTGCAATAGCCAGTGACGCAGGATGTAAATACCGACGTTTCACCAAGCGCAAGGAGACCCACAAACCCGATTGGTTTTGGAGTAATATCATTTAATTATTCATTCATTAATTCATTAATTCATTCATTTATTAATTCATTATGAGAACGTTTAGATGTGAGATGAAGACAGATAAGGCCAATAAAGGTCTTTTGGATTTACTTGGCCGTGGCAAGAAGACTCGCTACCCTCGCCGACTGAAAAAGGCTGTGGCGCAGTTTATCACCAAAAAGAAAGCGAAAGACAATCTATGGGAGTTTACCATCGTGTTCTACCTGAAAGAAAATACTAAGTGGAACAAGCGCGCCAACCGTATGGTGGAATATCAGAGTATCGACAGCGTGTGGATATTGCCTTTTAAGGATGGATCGCTGCGTATGATACGCATGGAGGTCAAACAAAAAGAAAAGGAAGAATGGGAGACAAGAGAACCATCTATATAGGACGCGAGAAAATCACGTTTGACGATGAAATATCCAAGACGTTGACGGATGAGTATGGTATTACTCCGAACTTGGAAAACAATGAGGGAGATTCATTCATTAATTCATTAATTCATTCATAAATGGAGATTGACAAAATATACCAAGGGGATTGTCTGGAACTGATAAAGCAGTTGCCTGACAAGTCGATTGACTGCATTATCTGCGACCCGCCATACGAGGTGTTGAACAAGAACAACAAAGATGCACAATGGGATAGGATTATTCCGCTTGACGAGTTGTGGCAGCAATACGAGCGTGTGGCAAAGGACAATGCAGCCATTATCCTCTTTGCCCAAGGTATGTTTACCGCTCGACTGATGATGTCTAATCCCAAACTTTGGCGATATAACCTGATATGGCAAAAGGGAGGCAGATGCAGCGGTTTTCTCAATGCCAAAAAGATGCCGTTAAGAGAACATGAGGATATAGTGGTGTTCTATCGCAAGCAACCGACGTATAACCCGCAGATGACTAAATGCAATCCTTATGAGCGCAATCACTCACGAGGGAGGCAGCAGGGCGAACAGACTAACAGATGCTACGGCGAGTTTGGGAAGGCAGAGGATATTATAACAGACTTGAAATATCCCAAGTCGATTCTTAACTTCAATCGCCCACATCCACAAATACACCCTACTCAAAAGCCTGTCGCGCTCATCCAGTATCTCATAAAGACGTTTTCCAATGAGAACGACTTGATACTCGACAACTGCATTGGCAGTGGAACTACCGCTGTGGCGGCTATCAAGGAGAAACGACACTTCATAGGCATGGAACTCAACAAGGAATACTACGATATTGCCTGTAAACGTGTCAAGGAGGCGAAAATGTATCAAACTCTATTTTAATTAATTCATTCATTCATTAATACGTTAATTTATCAAATAATGATATATCATGCCAGAAGGAATGTTTAAGACACAGCGGGAGATTAATATTCTGAATGAGGAATTCAAGAAAATCATGAAGAACTATGTCACTCCCATAAGAATACCAAAGGATAATATCTGCTTTGACATGGAAAGGAAAATACCTGAGACGCGTTCTTTGTACAAGACCTTACGGAATATCCCATTTTATGAAAATAAGGTGGTGTTGTCTAAATACGAGTTGGTGAATAAGCCTAATGAGGAAGTTCGCTCCGTTCTTCGCTCATGGATGCCATGGGTCAAAACATTATGGAAGTAATAACAAAATAAAAATCGAGAAATATGAAAATGGAAAAAGAAGAAGTAGCAGAAATGCTGAAATCCGTATCTGACGCAATGAAGATTTGCGCCGGTACTGAGTTGAAGGACTTGAATAAGGTGGAAGAGGAACGCTGCCGCGAAATCCTTGTGGAAATCTCCCTCAATAGAGGTAGGACTATTTGTGTGCCCAACAATGCTTTCGACTCTATCAGAAGTGGCACATACGTAGGCGGAGATATTGTGGTGAATGGAAACATTGTAGAGATATTGGACGGGGCCAGATATACGTCCGAAAATTATTCCTATATCATGATTCCCATTTCACACATAGAATATGTTCAGTACAAAATCCTGGGAAATGTCAAGTATGATAAAGAGAACCAGCAGCTATGCTATGAAGACAAAAGATATGACATGCCTGCTATTACTTGGGAAAAGGTGCGCTTCTTGAGAGAGGTGAAACAAAGACCCTACGAGAACTTAGTTTAATTCATTCATTAGATAATTCATTAAGTAATCAATTCATCAAACAATGAAGATAATATATCAACCGAAGGGAGCGGCTGGCGAATATGCCAAGTATGCCGTGAATTTTGTTGTGGGCTGTGAATACGGCTGCAAGTATTGCTATAACCGCAAAGGAGTGGCGAGTAGATATTTGGGAGGCGATCCGAAGTTTGTGCAGGGAAAGAACGACGAAAATTTCTTTGAGCTTGTGAAGGAGTTCTCTGACGACGTAAAGGCTAATTTGGAGGAATTGAGGAAGGACGGTGTGTTTTTCTCGTTTACGTCTGACCCGCTGCAGGACGGATGGAAACAGCCTACTTATTACGCATTGCAGATATGCGAAGCCTATGATGTTCCTGCCGTGGTGCTTACAAAGAATGGAAAGATACACGAGCAGAAACATTTTATGAAGATGTTTAAAAATCTCGCGGATAAGGGACTGTTGAAATTCGGAGTGACACTGACGGGATATGACGATTGGGAAGGCAATGCGCCGAGTAATGAAGAGAGAGTGGAAGCATTGAAGGCCGTAAAGGCATTGGGAGCGAAGACGTGGGTATCACTGGAGCCAATGATTAATGAAGTGACTTCGTTGTTTTGGTTGGAGAATGCCATCGGATGGATTGATGAAGTGAGGATAGGATTGCTTACGCCTGTGAAATATAAGAATTATTCTTATTTGAAATTAGAGACGTTTAGGAAGAATGTTAATGCGGTTTGTATGGCGAGGGGGATTGATGTTTATTGGAAACGCAGTTTTGTAGATACGTTGGAGAAATTGAGAAACAAGAAATAATTCATTCATTAATTCATTAATTCATATATTAATGGATGAAACGATAAAAGAAAAAGAGGTGGCCTCACGGCTGCCTCTTTTTTGTGCAAAAAAAACAATCTTATGAAGAAAAACAATCATATCGCTTGATAACGGGATAAGAGTTGTGCTGCATTGTAGAGGAAGTCGTGCAGTTCGCCGTTGTTGTAGAAGATGTGGGCATACTGGCCATCCTCGATATGCACACGGCAGCGGTCGCGATGCTGACGCTCTGGCGATACTCCATCGGCCGATATGAGCTGCGCATCACGGCGAATAAGAACGGGGATAACGTCGAAGTCGTCGGAGTATTCCTCAAGGAGCATCATCAGGCCTTTCTCGTCGATGACGTAGGTGACTACGGGGTCGGTGCGTAGTTCGCGAAGGTCAACCCAATAGTGATTGCCACCAAAGAAGGTGTAGGCAAGCATACGGTTGCGAGGGGGCATGTCGTCTTCAGTGACGAAATAGTGACCAATGCCGTTGCGCTCGTCGTTACGCATGGGGCGCGTGGTATGAGAGACGAGTTGGCGGATGCCATATTCACGTTCAAGGTAGGCGGCAAGTGTGGATTTTCCAGAGCCGGACGCGCCTACTATACAAATAATCTTCTGTTTCATTTCCTGTTATTTTTATGGGTTATGCGTGATATTATTTCGGCGATGGCTACGCCGATGATGATGACTATTGCTATTTTCAGGGGGGATTTTGTAGGGGATGTAGGGGTTTGTAGGTGGGTGTAGGTTTGGGTAAGGGAGTCGGATTGGGACTTGTTCAATCGGCTGTAGGTGGCGGAAATAAGGGAATCTGCGTATTCATAGGCCATGAGGGTATTTTTTTTCGACGTGGCGGCGTTTTGGGTGTTGGACTGGGTATTGGTGGTGCGGAGGGTTATTTTGCGCTCTGTGGTGCGTTTTTGGGTGCCGTCGGGGGTGGTGATGTCGGTGATGGTCTCGGTGATGGTTTCTTCGTCGGTGGTGGTGGTGGTGTTGGAGACTGCGGATTGCTCGGCGACGAAATAGCCGAGAACGGTGGCTTGGGAGGCGGTAGTTTTTTGCGTGGAGGAGGTAGTGAGGGAGTCGGCGGTGGTGGTGTGGGTGGCGGTGATGTGGGAGTCGGTGGTGGTTTGCCTGGTGGTGGAGCAGGACGAGAAGAGGACTACTGCGCAGATGGTGGCAAGGGCTATGGCCAATAAACAGATGGTATTGGCGATGCTGCACTTGGTGCGTGGGGAGGCGAAGAGGGCGCGCATGAGCAGTGTGATACTGGGACGCGGCACGAGGTTGTTGTTGTTTGTTGCTTTCATTTTTTTGTCTAATCTTAATTATTATATTATTATGCTATTTTCGACTATCTGACGAATGTCGGTGCAAAGGTAGGGGTTTTGGTTGGGATGGGGTGGACAAATTTTAAATTAAGAATGAAGAATGAAGAATGGCTGCGCATAAAAAAGCCCCGCAGCAGAACTGCGGGGAACGGTGGCTGAGCGGACACTATTCTTCATTCTTCATTCTTCATTCTTCATTTATCCGATAGCGGAGATAGGGATTGGTGAAGTGCTTGCGGAGGGCTTTGGAGAAGAGCTTGATGCCTTTGGTCTCTACGGTTTCGTAGGCGCGGGCTGTGGTGGCAAGGAGGATGATGGTGTGGGTGGGGGTAGGGGTAATGCTTTCGAGAGTGAGGGCAGAGAAGGCTGCATGGAGGTCGGGATCGTCTTCGGAGTTGGTGAGAAGATATTGATGGCAGTCGTGCCAGGCTGTTTCTCTCTCCTGTTCGGCGAAGAGGTCGGCAGCGGCTTTCTGCTCTTTCTCTATCTTGATATACTCGTCGCGCTTGGTTTGCAGGAGATAGAGAACATAGCTGCTGACAGAGCCACCCCATTTGTGCGGACGTTCCACTGCTTGGTCGATACCCTTATATGCGAAGGTCTTGAAATCTTCAAAGTTATTGTCGGCCACGGTGGAGAACAGTTCTTTCAGTGACTCTTTGCCTATTTCGGGATAACGCTTGCGTAATGACGCAATGACCTTTGCCTCTGCAGAAGAACGATGAAGAAGGGCATCACGGGCAATGCCCAGGGGAGTGCGTGAGACGATAAATCGGATAGCTTCGGGATTGCCACGTTGGGCGCGGCCTTTGTAGATAGGTTCGTAGGTGAAGGTGATTTCCACCTGAGCCTTTTCTTTGAGACGGAGCATGTCACGCTGCGCCACATCGAGAACACGCTGACGGAACTGCGCAAACTTAGGGTAGGGACGTTTCTTGGCCTCTTGTTCCTTCACAAACTCATCGGGGCCGTCGATAATCTCCATACCAAGATAGCGGCGCAATTCAAGGTAGGGAATAGAGGGAGTGCTGTTGCCCTTGCTTAACTCTGCCATCAGGCGCATATATATGCGTGAGGTGTGGGCAGAATTACAGAAGTAGGCGATACGTTCAAGGTGGTTGAAATATCCGCTTGACATATCAAAGACATAGGCTGCCACACGATGATTGATGTCAACGGAGATATATCCCTTGCGGCGGTTGATAAGGTCGGGATTGTCCTTAATGGCTATTTCCTCGTCAAAGGTGGATTCAGGTACGGTGATGGCCTCGAAGATAGGAAACCACGTTGTGGCCATACGTTGGCCAGTGCCTTCCTCAAAGATAGGGGCACGGACAAATATCTTGCGTAGGGCTTCAAGGGCGGTGTTTACGCGGACGTAATTCTGGTCGCCTATATTGAGGTCGCGCAATTCTATACGGATGTCCTTCATGTTATTTTGCAATTCCTCTTTTGTGAATATCGGTTTGGGATTATCAGGCGACTTGTACCTCTGCTCATCAAGGAATTTCTTGACGTAGGCCTGCAATTTACCGCTAATCATATTCAACACGTCCTGTTGCAGTATTGTAAAATCCCCACTTAATTCAGAATAGATAATAGGGGTATTTATCCATTTGTGACTGTCAAGTGCGAGTTGCACCATTTCTTGATTATTCTTCTTTACCATAACAATATGTTTTAAAATCAGTGTTCCGTCATTTTGTTTACCAACTCCTCTCATTTTGTTTACCAACTCCTCTCATTTTGTTTACCAACTCCTCTCATTTTGTTTACTTCGTGCCTTATAATGCTCTGATACACAAGTAAATAAGAGACTCTATAATATAATATAAGATAATTATATATCTATCCTTTATTAAAAAAGAAAGTTTATATTATATTAAGCGAAACCGCATTTTGCTGATTTTCAACACGTTACACGAAACGAGGTAAACAAAATGAGAGGTTTTGGTAAACAAAATGAGAGGTTTAGGTAAACAGATTGAGAGGTGGGCATAGGGCTATGCCATGTGCCTCTCCACATATTCCCTTAGTGCATCGAGGACGATCTGACCCTTGGACTTGCGCTCAATGCGCTTGAGCTGGTCGATTTTGTCGGCGAGGGAATAGGGGATGGAGCCTTGGATGACCTGAGTAGCCTCGCGCATGACGGGGGCGGGGTCGGAGGTGGGGGCGGGGCTCGGCGACGAAATCGCCGAGAACGGTGGCTCGTTGGTGGGGGACTCGGCGGGGTAATTGGTGTCGCCATTGATAAGGGAATTGATTTTGCCTTGCTGTTCGAGGGCGGCTGCGCTCTCATTGAGAGGCTTGCGATAGGATTTCTTTGCCATAGTTGTATTTTTTTTAAAATTGATTTTTTTGTAGGGGGGGGTGTAGGGTGGTGTAGGGGGGGTGTAGGGTTTTGTAGGGGGGATGTAGGGATATATCCATTCATTAATTAATTCATTCATTCATTAATTCATCGACGAGGGCGGCGTAGTCCTGGGCGGCGGTGCATTGGGGGGCATGGTGGAAGATGTCGGTGCGCTGCCACTGGCTTTCCTGTACCTTGACGCATTGACGGATGCGGGTGTTGAGAAGGTGGGCACCCCATGTGTCTTTGAGCAGGGCGATGGTCTCGCGTGCGATGATGGGACGCTCGTCGGCCATGACGATGAAAAGACCGCGCATGGTGAGGTCTCTGTTGATGCGTCGCTTGACTGTGGAGAAGGCATCGAGCATGTTGCCGATACCATCCACGGACAAGGCCCCAAGTTGGACGGGGATAAGGACGGAGGTGGCGGCGGCAAGGGCGTTGAAGGTGAGGATGGAGAGAGACGGGGGGCAGTCGATGAGGATATAGTCGAAGATGTCTTCGGCGTAGATGGGGGAGGCTGGGGCAGATGGCTCGGCGACAAAATCGCCGAGAACGGTGGCTGCTTCTCCATTTATCTTCAGGGGAGAGCCGAGGATGGAGGAGAGAGCCATTTTGGGCTGCATTTGGGTGTTGATGACGCGGTCGGCATCGGCGAGCTTGTTGCTGGCGGGGATGTAGAAAAGACCGGGGGCAGACTGATAGACGTGGAGAGGGGGGAGGGGGTCTTCGTCTGCGGCTACGAGGGAGTCGTAGATGGTGTGGAGGGGGCGGGGCTCGGCGACGGAATCGCCGAGAACGGTGGCTCTTTCATTGGGGGAGATTTTGAGGGCGTTCCAGCCCATGAGGGAGGAGAGGTTGCACTGCGGGTCGAGGTCTATGACGAGGATGCGCAGGGTAGGGTCTTTGAGCAACATTCCTGCTGCTACGTTCTGTACTGATGTGGTCTTTGCCACTCCACCTTTGTTATTGACAAAGGCAATCACTTCTTTTAAACGATTTTCCATAAGTTATATGTTTTATAAATGTTGTTTTGTTTTGATTTCGGTGCAAAAGTACGAAAAATATTTGTATAATGGATAAAATCGGTGATTTTTCTTTGTGTTTTTAAGTATAATTAAGGAATTAATGAATGAATTGAGGGATTTATTTATTAATTCATTAATTCATTAATGGATGAATGGATGAAAAAGCCCCGCAGCAAAACTGCGGGGAACGGTGGCTATTTATACATATTATATAAAGAGAGAGAGGTTGGATTATTTCTTGCTGCGGCGGTTGATGCGCTCCATTTCCTCGTTGTGGCGAATCATGTCTTCCATCTGTTGGATGACGGTGGTGTAGGGTTCGTTGTCTATCTCTTCGGCGGTGATGTGGAGATATTTTTCTATTGTTGCTGTGGTACGCGTGTAGAGGGCGAGGGGGTCGGTAGGTTTCTTATTAGAATTGACGGGAGTCTTCTTGAATACCTTGGGATAGCGTTTGGCGAGGTAGTGCATCTGACCTTCCCACCAAAGGAGAATAAGCTGCCAGTCTGCGGTGGGGAAATTGCGGAAATATGGCGAGCAGTCGGAGTGCTGATTGGACGTGTATCTGTAATCACAGGTGATACGGCCAGTGTCGGAATCCACATACTTCACCTTGCGCGAGAAGACAGTGGCGAGGAAAAGCGACTGGGCAAGGTCAACGTGCTTGGTGGCCTTGAGAATGTCGGTGGGCGATGCCTTGCGGTTTTGGGAGAGGGCAAGGAGTCGGTTACTGGCATTGACGTACATCTCCAAAAAGTCCTGACAGAAACGGTATCGTTTCCACGAAAAACCATCCATGAGTGGGGCAGTGCCCTGAAACGTGAGGCGGCGGCGATACCATGCACGGCGACGCTTTATCTCTGGTATGGGGAAGTTATAGAGATGGTCGCCCGAGTTAGAGTCTATCCAATCAAGCATACCGGGAATCTCCTTACCATTGATGACGTTCTTGCGTGGGGTGAGCCATGAATGAATTTGGTAGAGATAGAGTTGGAAATCATTGTCGATTCGGAAGACATTGCGCTTGATCCACGCAATGGAACGGCAGCACTTTCGATATAGACCATGCCATTTGTGTTCGTCTTCGAGGGAGTAGGGACGGAGTCGGCAAACGTAATACTGCTGTTCGACGGGAACGGCAGGATTGACGGGCGACACCACCTCTATGCCGGTGAGGACAAAGAATATGCCCACCTTGGCCTCGAAGGGGTCGAAGACGCGGAAACGACTCAGAGCAGCACGCTCGCCACATTCGGCAATGACGGAGGCAATGGCGCGGAGTTGGGCGGGGGTACAGCGGTTGTAGGATGTGGGGAGGGTGAGGTTTATATTTTTCATTGTTTTTATTTTTTGAGATATTCCAGATTATCCGGGTTCTCCGGTTTTGAGGGAGGCCCCGCAGCAAAACTGCGGGGAACGGTGGCTATTACTGTTATTACATGGCGACGATGTTCTGGATGGCGAGGTCGGCATATTGGCAGGGGACGATGAAGGTGACGGCTTTGCCATCATTGCCCCATAGAGGTGGCATATCGTCGTTGCGAATGGTGATGATACGGGTAGCAGGGTGATACTTCGGCCAACTGCCATCGTCGGCTTTTTGAGATTCGGAGCGGGTGTCGTATTGCTCACCATAATTGCCGACGTATCTCTGCCATGACCATTTGTTGTCTTCAATATCCTCGGTGATGTCGTAGTTGCCGCAGATAAGACGCGGTTCGAGGTAGAGATTGACATTGCCGGGATATTGCTGTGCGGAATAGATACGCTGCCCCGATGCGTTCTGGAAGATGATGCTCAGGTCTTCGAGGCCGTAGAGGAGTTTCCATACGGACGAGCCGGGGCGCGGCTCAGTACCGGTGTCGGAGTCAACGGCGAGATACCATTTGCAACCGCCGTGTTGGACGGTGGGGTAGGTGCGGTAGGTTCTTTTGTAGGTTGTTGTACGGGACCAATCGCCCATGAAGATTTCTTGATTGTAGGCGCGGGTTAGGACGAATGAGGACGAGGTGGTGTAGAGCTGTGACGTGGTTCCGTCGCTCACTTCGCGAGAGGCGGCCACTACATACACGGCACCCTTGTCGGGAATGTCGGAGAACACAAAATCAAGCGATGCCGGTATGCCGTCGGGATAGGTATCTGCCATCTGCTTGTTCCATGCTGTATCTTCGTCGGCATATCCCGATTGGCGCGTAATGGTGAATTTATATCCATCGGGAATGATATTACCTTCCACGTCCTGAAGAACAATCTGAATGTTGAGCGTTTCACCTTCGGCAATCGTTCCGTCGGGTCGTGACATCTTGAAGATGACCTTATCAGAGAAACGCATGAAGTTGTCGATTGTGCCATAGATATGCACGTTCTTTGATACAAGGCCATCATCCTTGAACTCGCGGCGCACGATTGTCCCGTCGCTCTGCTGCACGAGCATGGTGAATCCCGTGAGGTCTCCCCAACCGCCGATGAAATTGCCATCCTGCCACTCCCACGTATTGACACCCTCGAATCGGGCGATGTAGGAAGTGGTATAGACAAAGAACTTCTGACGCTCGGGGCGTTCGTTGGAGAACGATCCCGAAACGGAAAGCACAGACCATGCGGAAGGGTAGGGCGAGAAGGTGACAGGGTCGGTGTCGTACTGGCGCGCCATTACGGTGACGAGTCCGCCCTGCAATATTCGGTCGCCGTCCTGTGCGGTGTAGTTTCCGTCCTTTGCGATATAATACGAAACTTGATTGATAGTGCGCTCCACCACATCCTCCACCTTAATCACGCGGCAATAGATAGACTGAAATCCGGCACGTGTGATATTTCCGTGATGGTCGTCGGTGTTGGAAGTGGAGTTTTGCGAACTGTCCATATTACACCAAAAACCGCGAAGAATATCATCCTTGACAAACTCGCCCGGTTCGCCATCATTAAGGTCGAGAACAAACTGGCAGGTGTGGTCTTCGTCGTTGGTGGATATGATAGATTTTACCCTGCCCTTACCAGCGGAATCCCAACGAGTGCCGGCAAGTACCTCAATGGAGTTATATTTGAGGTAAGGGACAGTGAGCGAGTCGGAGAGTTCCAGTTTGCGGGCGATGATAGAGCCGTCGGGCAAAAAGCGCATACCCTGGCGCGAACCGATGCCCACCTGAATATCCTTCTCGTAGTCACCTATGGTAACATCCCTTTTCAGATACGTCTCACCATTAACGATGACGGCATTGTTGAAGGTAATCATACCCGCGACAACATCATCATGCACCTTAGATACCCACTTGGTGTCGGCGTATGCAGGAGTGACAACAGCATCCTCAGACGTGACTGGAGTATCTTTGTCGGCCACGGAATTGAGCGCACGGCCATTGAGGACAAGTTGCTTGATGCTCGCCCACGTGGCGGTGAGTTTTTCGATTGTAGCCTCCGAAATGACCTTGAGAAACTTGATAGTGTCGGAAGTGGTGTTCCACACCCACCAAGAGCCTTCGCCACCAGAGGCAAGAGCTTCGTCGGTGGCAAGCGTACCCGTATCGACATGCTGCGTCCACACACGATCCTGCACAACACCATCCACACGCGAGGCGGAAATGATACCTTGCGTGAAGATATAGTAATGCGTGGTGGGACCAATCTGCGTACCAGCCTCGTTCTTTCCGTAGATGTCAATCTCTTCGGAGGGGAACACCACCTGAGCCATTAGGTTGGCTTCGCTGCCCTTGGGGATGGCGATATACACATATCGTTTGTTGTCATCATGGAAGGCGGTAGGCGCGGCAATGAGCGACCAGCGGCGGTAGTTATGTCCGGCATCATAACCAAGTCCGTCGATGCCCTTCATATAGACAAGGACAGCTGCAGCAGAGCCACAGTTGGCGTCGATATAGTTACGGTCGCCCGCTGCGTTGAGCTGAATCCACAGGGCAGTAGTGGAAAACCAATAGTCGGAAGGTTTTGCTTGGGTCATTTTCTATTTCTTTTTAAGGATTAAAGGAGCGAGGGAGTGGCAAAGAAGGCATTGCCACGGCGGTTGTTCTGGAAGCGGGGGGATTGCCCGGCGACGGAATCGCCGGGAACGGTGGCTTTATCCTCTGGTTGGGACACGGCGGGTTGTGGGGCAACGTAGAGGGGCGAGGCTATGAAGGCTTCCTCGCAGTAGGTGAGAAGGGCATCCTGATTAGCCTTGATTTGGGATTGGATGTCGGTGAGCAGGGGGATAGCCTCGTTGTGCGCAGACAGGCGGCGCGCATCATCGGTCTTGATAACCTTGGTGCGCGACTCCAATTCGCGTGCAACGTATTTGCGCATCTTGTGGATGATACGGCAAAGGAGTTTTTCTTCTGTACCATTAACCGACTTATCCACGAAAAAGGCAAGCAGATCCTCTCCTATGACAGGCTCTAATATATCCTCTTGGATATAACGGAGGTCGGGGAGGAGTTGGATGTATTTCTCGCGACTGTCGTAGATGTTGACATACTGCTGCAGAACTTCGCACGAGGGGATGAGCAAAGAGGCGCAGAGGAAGAAATAACGCGAGGTGCGCCAATGGGCGACGATGGAGGATTGTTCGGAAGACCCGGATTGCCCGGAGTCTTCGGAGGGGGCATCGGAAGGCTCGGCGGCGGAATCGTCGAGAACAGCGGCTTCTTTCGTCCATTTTTCGAGTAGGATTAGAAGGCGATTGAGGGCGGCATGGGCTTCTTTGATGCAGGCGAGTTTGTAGTTGGCGATAGACTGGGCATCGGGTTTGTTGTAGTCGTCGGCCACGGCCACGTTTACACCGGCACCATTGACGGAGATGGCCTGCACGTCGATGGCACGGGCGAGGGCATCATACACAACCACGCGCTGGCATACAGACAGCAGTTCGAGCCATGGGTTGAGTTTTTGACCTTTAAGCACTGCCTCGATAAGGCTGTTTTGTGCATACTCGTCATTCAGGACGTTGGTGTTGTAGTAGTCCTGAAGGGCATCATACAACGGAGTACCGAGTTTGTCTTCGAGGAAGTCATGCTCGGAGGAATCAATAAAACCAGCCATCGTCTCGAAGTGGTCGATGGCATTGCTGGGGGAATAGAGACGCAGCTCTTCTGTGGTGGAGATAATCATGATGTGCTTAGTTTTTTAATTTTTGTGCAAAGATAGGGTTTTTGGTTGGGATAAGGTGGACAAAATAAAAAGCCCCGCAGCAAAACTGCGGGGAACGGTGGCTCTCTAATTCCTAATTCCTAATTCCTAATTCCTAATCAACCTTGGTGCTGTCGGGAGACCAATCGAAATTGAAATCAATGCGGAAGGGGCAGTTGAGAGGGGCGAGGGGAGCGGTGCGGATGGGTTTGAGGGAGTAGGAGCTGGCGGGGTTGGCCTTGACGGGGATGGGGGGGGAGTTAAATTTGAAGGTGTAGAACTCACCAGTGCCGTAGCTTTCATTCACGGCTTCGTCCTTTGGATCATCGTAACATATCAGACGCTCGCCTGACCAATAGTCATCTGACGGAATGAAAGACGATATGGCACGAGCCTCTAATCTCGTAGGCACCCTATAAGGGGCTACCTGTGCATTGAGGGTGGCAAGGGCATCAGACATACTGGATAAGGCGATGCCCTTTATCTCCCGTGAGGACAGATAGAAGGCGGCGGTGTCGTTGGTCATGATAAGCACCTCGGAGTCGGTGGGGATGGTAGAGCCTTGCTTGTTTATCACAGTGACCTTGTTGGAGCTGACGGGGATGTGCTTGTCGGTGGATGTGGTGACGTAGCCAACGGAAGGAGGAAGGACAAATGCCGACTCTCCATTATGGAGGGTGAGGTCGGCAACGTCGCCAGTCGGTGATTCCGCAAGCATGTTATAATTGGGGTATAATCCCATGAGTGTGACGTCCTCCTCGCTATTGTTGGTGACTTTGGCCACAAGGCGCGTGAGAACCACGTCGGTGGTACCGAGTGAGGTAGATGCGTCGAAGGTGATGGAGCGATAAAAGCAATCCTGAACGGATGGCATGATGACAGTGCCGGCGGAATAGGTGGCGGCATCTGACTCGGTGGCGAAGAAACGGAGGGAGTGAGAACCGCGCGTAAGGTCGAGGGAGATAGTGCCAAAATCATTGTCGGTGCTTTTCTGCTCGATATACTGCACTATTGCACCGTTGACAACATCCACGGCATAGATAGCGCGGAAATCAGCCGCAGAAGTGGCGCGGGTTGTGGATGGGGCGAGAAGACGGAAATGATAAGACGATGTTTCGGCATCGTCGGGACTCTGATTTTCCGTATTCGCTATAATGACCCTCTCGCATGAGGAGAGGGTCAGAAGGATGGTCGCCATGAGGGCGAGAGTTGTGGTGAACCTGTTCATTGTTTTGTTTTGTTTTTGATTAATAACTATTATTATTGGCTCGGCGACAAAATCGCCGAGAACAGTGGCTCATTCTTCATTCTTCATTCTTCATTCTTCATTTAAGAAAGAGGAGCATCCGCGGCGGCTTGGGCGGCCTTTAATGCCAAGGCGCGCTGTACCGACTCCTTGCCCAATGAATAGACGTGGTTGGGACGGCGGGAGGCATCGGTGTAGGTGTAGCCGACACCACACTGGGGATATATGACGGGATAGGATTGGGGGTCGTAGTCCTCATGCCATTCATCAATGGGTTGTTGGTCGGTCATCTTACTGCCTCGTTGTATGCGCATTTGGCGGTCGAAGATAGACGGACCCCATGCAGCCATTTTTTTCATAGTGATACGTATGGCCTGCCAGTTGAGTGATTCGAGTGGCACGTCTTCGAGGCAGCCTAACAGTTCGAGATAGACGTTCATGCCATCCACCTTGATGATAGGGCGCGCTTCGTCGTATTCCTCGTCGTAGGTGATGCCCTGGCTCTCGATATACTCCTTAACGGTCATGTCGGCATGAGCAGCAGCGTCTAATATCTCAAAGGCCTTATAACGGTTGTTGAGATAATCGAGACGCGCCTGTTCCTCCTTGGCATTGATGTTGGCCACTGTGCGGTTGCGTGATTCCTTGCCGGATTCATATTGGATGTTGGTGCGGAAAGCGTGGATCTTGCAGACAATCATCGGCGACTGCAAGGAGATAACACACTGCTCCAAATCGCTACGACGCTGAAACTGGGTGACGATAAAAGGCGCATGGGTGCGCATGTTGGTGTGGAATTTACAGCCAAAGAGGGGATGCTGCCATAGGTTGTGACTGCTGCACTTTTTGCGGCGGGAGACGTTTGAGGTCTCCTGCGCGTTGTTCTTATATTCATTATTATATGTATTCATACATTCATTCATTTATTTAGTCATTCATTCATTTTATTATTCATTCATTCATTAATTCATTCACTCATTCATTCATCTAATGAAGACAGCGGAGAAGCTGCCGACAACGAGAAGAAGGGCGGGAACTAAACACACGGCGACTACTGCACCGATAACTGCCAGGGTGATGGCGACGGTGATAAGGGGCTTTTTCATTTTGACTTCGATATTGGAGCCCCGCAGCAAAACTGCGGGGGAACGGTGGCTAATTACACGAGGGGAACGGCTGCAATGGCGTAGGTGTGGACGTCGTCGTCGTGGATAGACGTTACTTCGGCCTTGGCGATGGTGGGGTCCTCTTCGGGGTCTTCACTGTTGTAGTAGATGATTTCGTCATCGGCGAGGGGGTTGTCATGCTGCATCTTCTCCACCTTGTCGAGGAGGATTTTGAGCTGGGCGACGGTGTCGGCGAGATTAGGGTCATCCTCTACCATGTCGGCATATTCGGCGATCTGGTTGTCTATATCAAACAAGATGCCGGAGTAGGTGTTGGAGACGTAGTAGCGGTCGGAGAGATAGTCCTGGGTCTTGAGGGGACCATATGCGTTGCAGCTCTCCCAAAGGTCGTGACCATCGCGGCGGCGAATGGTTTGGAGTTCGAGCCCGTAGGTATCGGCGAATGACTCTGCATCTGCATAGGTGGCAAAGCCAGTGATACAGGCGTGGACGTTGAGGGGGTAGCCGTTTCGACCTTCGGTGATTTCTTCCTTGTTCAAGTCCTGATTTTCCGCATGCTCTATAATGAAGTCGCAAAGCTCGTGGGAGTCTGGGAGGAAACCTTGCTCAATCACCACCTGTGCGATATTGCCGTTGTGGTCGGTGAGTTCGTAGCAGGCGCACTCATCGAGGTGGGGGAACTGGTGTTCCTGAACATGCTTGTAAATCTCGTCCGTGAGTTCGTCGCTGTCGATTTCCTCTATCTGTGTGAAGAGGGTAGGCGAGAAGGCAGCGTAGGGGGCGATATTGCGACCGAGATAACGGAAACCATTCAGATTCTTGTTGGACGAATAGAACGGCACGACGGTATTGTTATTCTGTGCATTGTTGAAGGCTGCTGCAACCTTGAGCAATTCAAATCTCTGTGACTTTTTCATAATTCTGTTTTGTTTGTGACCCATAAGGGTCGGTTAATAATTCTGTTAATATATTGTTAAAAATGATTTTTTCTTTTGAATTAAAAAATATTTTAGCTACCTTTGCACCCGTCAACCTCTTCGGGGGTTGTGGATTTAAACGAAAAAACATAAGTTTAAGCAATCAAGAGTCACGTCGTGATTTGCTGAAGATTCGCCGGGAGTGTGATGCTCCCGGCTTTTTGTTTTCTCGTTATTTCGCCGGGGTGGGGGTGGGGTGGTGTAGGTTATTGTAGGGATGGTACAGTGATGGACAATTCGCAATCAAAATAGGAGTCATCACCTTTTGCCAGAGGCAACCTGACATTATTAATCTCAACACTATCGTCTGAGTACATCTTTATCTTCTTGCCATTTTCAACAATGGCGATGCCGAGATACACACCATTAGCGTATGGAGATTTGATAATCTGGCTTTCCTTGGTAATAAGGTTAAACACTGCATAAAGTGGAACCTCATTGTACTTAGAGCATTTTATTGTTTTCTTTATCATAGTGAATTGACTTAACCGTGATGTCGAGGGCTGTATTTGATTATTATTATTAATATTTAATTAATCCATTTGTCTGCGCATATCAGCGTGTAATCGGGACTGTCGCCGTCCATGTCCAATCCGACTATTTTACTGAGTAGTCTTCGATATTGATTTCTTCTGCCTCGGCATCCCCGACTTGTGGCGTACCCGGGATAACCTCCTCTACGACTTTTTGGGCATTGTCAACATTGTCGCAGATAGCAACCCTAATTCCTGCCCGTATCAACTTTGGCAGATATGTATCGAGTGCGTAGTACGGGAAACTTGTTAGATAGTACCATTCCTTCTTGTTCTTTGTAAGTGTGATACCAAGCACCTTAGAAGCCTTCTGAGCGTCCTCATAGTATGACTCGTAAAAGTCACCAACCCTAAGAAGGATTAAAGAGTCTGGATGCTTTTCCTTTAACGCCTTGAAAGTTTCAACCATTTTACTCATAACTATACGTTTTCTTTGACTTCATATCTACGGCAGCTATCCAAGTCGGTAGAATTGGCGCAATGGTATGCCAGTTCTTCAAGACCTATTTCGAGGGAGAGACGACGGAAAGTGTATTCTGTAACTGTTTCGTCTTCGAGAGTGTAATCAAACATATTCTTATAGAAATTGCGTTCTTCATCGGAAACCTTACGTTTGTCGATGAAGGTATGTTTTTCTAATACGTTGATATAAGGATGATCTGACAACTTGAAACCTTCATCTTTACATGCGAGATTCTGCCAAAAGGAATCACGCATGAATGTTTCTTTTTCAATAACCTTGAAAGGCTTTGAATCGCGGTAAACGAGAATCACGTCTATGTCGCTCTCGTTTAACTCTAAATTTCTTTTCGGATTAAAATTCATAACTTCATTTTTTTGTGCCTGATAGCAGGCGGTTAATACTTATTTTTCTTATTTCACGCTGCAAAGTTACGCATTTATTTTTAATCTACCAAATTTTTTCGGGAAAAATTTAAGTTATAATCTAAATTTTTCGGGAATATTGACAAAATAGGGGTGTTTTGGGGATTTTGGGGGGGGGATGCTCGGCGACAGAATCGCCGAGAACGGTGGCCATTTTTATTTTGTCACGTTGATGTTTGAGGGTTTTATTATCTTTGCAGCGTCTAATCTTACATATATTATATTATTATGTTAAAAACGACCTACCTGAGACGTCTGGACGTGGCACATCACGACAACGTCACGCAATCCATCTACGAGAGGATTGCCAAGATTAACGCGGAGGAGAGCAGCAAGCTCGCCGCCGCAAGTAATAAACTCAAGACTGCACGCGAGGAAGAAGACCGCTGCTACCAGACCGCCAAACGCGACTTCGCCGCACAGGAGTTGAGCGAAACACTCACCACACTGCGCAAGCGCATGAGTGCCGTGATGGGTGTCCTCAATGCCTTCGCCATGTTGCCCACGAGCGACCCACGCCGCGAAAAGGCTTGGAAGCTGCTGCAGTCGGCAAAAGACTATCGCTACACCAGTCGCGACGGAGCGGCCGCCACAGAAAGCAAGGTGCGGAACATCCTGCAAGTATGGTCGGAGTCCATCGAGGTACTGAGCGAGTTTTCCCTGGCCGACGATTACGAGGCACTGGACGCACTCGTGACCAAGATCCGCAAGACCTTGGAGAAGCGCATACAGTTCGAGGCCTCTAAGGAGGTGGGCGCACTGGCAAACGCACGCACGGCCACAGACGACGCAATCGGCGAGTGCTACGACGTACTGAACGCGCTTGACGTGTTGTCGCCCACTGCGGAGGTGACAACGGCCATCAAGGAACTTGCAGCCATTGAGACAAGAGCAAGGCAGTATTACATCACCACATCGGGCAGCTCGTCGGCTGCTGATGAGGGCGGGAGTGATACGCAGATGCCCGACGGCGAAACCATTTCTTGAATAGCGACCGCGCCACCTGTCATCTCGACGGGGGCGCGGTCTTTCCATTTTTTGTATTTTTGAGCAGATCATAATGAAGTGTTAAGTCGGATAGGTTTTTGTAGGTGGTGTAGGGTGGTGTAGGGTTATTTTTGTCCGAGATTCCAGCCTTTGGATTTTGCTGCGGTCTGGTTGAATAGCTGCCATACCTTATCATCAAGGAACTCGAAGTGCATTGTTCCCTTGAAGAAACCTTTGCAGCGGAAAAAGCCCCATTCAAACCATTCTCCCCACTTGTATGTATTTTTGTGGCAACAGTTGCTTAGACGGTCTATCTCGTCGAAATTACGGCCAGTAGATAACAGAGGGCTTTTGTTACGTCGTCCATTTTCAGGGTATAGTCGGTGTTACAGTTCACAGAATTATACATGCCTTTGTCGTATCTCGTCATCCGGTCACAAATGAAACGCTTATTTACCATGTAGTTTGCGTTGGTCTTCCATTTTTCGCCAGCGGTGGAGTTCTTTGCGCTAAGACTGCAAATGTAGTCAAAGGCTTCCACCACTGCGGCCTCCATACGTTGGCGACTGGTAAGGACAATCACGTTGAGCATCTTATATATATTGTGCATGGTAAATGGTCTGTTTGCATTGTGCTCAATGAAGTCGGCAATCTGCGCGCTAAGTTTCGCCGTGGCATATCGGCTCAGATCCATGCGGTGAAGGATTACTTGCCAATAGTATTTCTGCAGTGCCTTCTTGTAGTCGTAAACATCTCTGATTTCTCCAACTGACTTATCAGAGCAAAGGCAACGGAAAACACATGGAAGACTTGGCTCCCATATATACCTGTTTTTGCCATTTGCCTCCTTTTCGTCAGACTTCAAGACATCATCCGGGAATCGTGCCAAATCGTTTATTCTCCTTGTCATTTCGTATGTCTCGCTAAACAGCTTGACGGCATCAATATAACGCTGCACAACGTCACGGACAATATCATATTTCATCAATCCCAGATTGCCATTTCCGGCATCGTCGGGATTCTCATCAAATATAAATCCGTCGAAAATATTCTCACCAGAGCCAGGCTTGAATAACTTGACACATTCGATTTCGCATTTCGTGGTGCGGTCGGCATCCTAAAACACACTACCCAAATTGTAGTGTTCACCAAAGCGGCGGCAATTCTCCATAAGGAACTCTTCAGACTTCGGACGGAAATTCTTGTTTGCAAACACACTGTGATTGCACAACGCGATAATAGTGGCACCCTCTGGGGCAATCGCGTAGGCATGGTTGATATGTTCGGC